TTACTTTTCTGGGAATTTCAGACAGATATTTCTCGGCAATTCATACAAGAAAATTGATATTACATTTAACTTTGACGTTCCTTATGAAGACGTACTTACGAAACTGAATACATTATACGCCTTGACCGATAGCTACGGCCAGCCTGAAATAGTAGAATGTTATTATGAATATGCTATAAATACGGCAACCATGATATACGCACAACTGAAAAGAGATGATTATCTAAAGAATTATGAAAGCGGCCTCACTAAAGACGTACTCGTTAAAATGACTTTTTACGAATCGTATTACACAAGTGGAAATTTATCAATTAAAGAAATAGCATAGGAGTTAATTATGGCGTGGGGTTCAAAAAAAACATTTGAAATGAGGGACGGAACTACCGGGGCTGTTGATACGGCCAGCTATACAGTACAAGCGCAACCGACAAATCAAACATTCCCAACGGGTGCGGTTTCATTAGCTCAAAAAACAGTCGATCAGGAAATCTGGGGATTAGCCGCCGACAGCCTGACAGATGACATACATTACAAAATTTATATTGATACGGTGGAAACAGATACTCTTTGGTTTGCACCTACATCAATACCAGCAACTGGAGGTTAAAATGAAATTTAAAAAATTATTATTAGCATTAATGGTTTCGTCTTTATTAGTCCCGTCTTTTATATTCGGACAGGCTAAATTCTTAAAAAATACTTACAGTCTTGGATATGCGTTTGCAAACTGGGACGTTGAAAAATTACATCCCACATTTGCCACTGTAGATTCATGCGTGTTTAAAGTCTGGCGGAAACTTGGCGGCGACGAGTGGAATCTTTCCATGTATGATGCACTTGGTATATTAATGTTTAATGTTGATTCGACTGGCAACGCCTCAATGTTGGGGTTTAAACTTGGCACCTCAATTACTGCTAATTATATTTTAACTACAGACGCATCGGGGAACGGTACATGGCAAAGCTCTAACGCTTCAGTTGACTCAGCCTGGAATTCAATAACGCTTGGCAACGATGCTGAAAACGTAAGCGGGCAAATTAATTTGATAGCCTCAGATAACAAACAAGGAACAGCTGCGATTAATACGAGTGACCAGTTAGTTTTTGGCGGTTTTAGTGGAGGCTATACGTTTGACGAAGACATTGCCATGCTTACAGGTAAAACCCTAATTGCCGAAACATTTAAAGCGGTTGACGGTGACGGAATAACAATTACAGACGATGGTGATGTTGTTAACGTTAATTTCCTGGATGGTGGAGATTCAGATTTTTCCGGCCAGTACGCCCTCGACCTCCAGAACATAACCGACCTCGGTGGCGGTGGTGTGAGTTATAGTTTTGACGGGGTGGATGATAAAATAACTTTTGCTGATGACGATGATTTTGATTTTGGTACAGGGGATTTTAGTATTGTCATTTCGGGTGTGTCTCCGACAAGTGTATCTGGGACACAATATTTAATTAACAAAGAGGCGGGCGGTGTCGGATATGGATTATATATAGACGATGATGATCTATATATAAGATTTGACGATAATAATGCAGATGCTTCGGGCATAATCGGAACGGCAGTATTTACAGCAGACAAGTTGCATGATATTGCAGTCACGGTTGATCGGGACGGGGACGCAACGGCATATATTAATGGTGTTTTGGTCGGTACGGTAGACATATCCGGTACAAATTTAACATTGTCTAACGCTGGTGATCTACTTATAGGATCGACGACAGCCGGAGCAGATTTCTATGGTGGTCAAATATCATGGTGGGAACCATATAGTTTAGTTTTAACTGCTGCTAAAGTTGAAGCCATCTACTCCGGTGCGGAAACAGAATATAAGTATGTGGGGGCAAGTCAGACGTTGATAATGGATGAAGATTTATCAGCGGCAACCGATTGGACCCTGAATGGAACTGCGGCGATAAGTGGCGGAACATTAAATTTGACCGGTGATGGCTCTACTGGTAACTGGGGCATATATGATGACATTTCTCCTGCGGGTATATTTGGTAAAAGTTATGCCGTTACATATACAATTACTGCCAACACGTTGGTCGGTAATGGCGAGATGGAAACGGGAATTTTATCTGCTGGAGAAATAGCACCGTCCCCTACCAGCTTATCAACGGGTGTGGGTACGCATACCACTGTATTCATCTGTGATAGAACAGGAGCAAGAAACAGGTTCGTTTTTAGACTTGCTGCTGGAAATTCAAGTGGTTCCATATCTATAGACAATGTATCCATTAGGCAAATCGGCAACGTAGCCAAATACAGAGCCAAAGATATGACACCCGGCACATGGCACGATGCCAGCGGTAACGGGAACGATGGAACCGTATCAGGTGCAACACTAATCAACGCACAGGAATCCGGGTATTTCAAGCAGCGCATAGAGCTTGGTAACAGCACTGATTACTATACAGTAGAAATTGCAGACGATGGAGCCGTTACGCATACAACAGTTGACGTAGATGCTGCGGAGGCTCATATTGTTTTAATGCCTGATGGCAACGTAGGTATTAACGAGACAGCACCAGACAGCACACTTGAAATAGACGGTTCTTTACATGTAACTGGGAATGCAAGGATTGAGGGGAATTTAACAGCTCAAAGAATTTCAGTAAACAGCGCTTCAGATGTAGCATATATCACAGAAAATATAGATCCAATTATTTATAAATCTTATTTTGGGGGTTCTTATCCTTTTGATAATGGTGGAAATTTAATAATTCAACCCAGAACTTCCACAGCAAACCCAAGAGATATAGTTTTTGCAACCGGCACAGGAACCCCTTCTACAAGAGTGGTAATTCTTTCAGGTGGTAACGTGGGCGTTAATGAAACAGCACCAGACAGTACATTAGAAATTAAAGGTTCTTTACATGTAACTGGGAATGCATTGGTTGACGGGAAAATAGGTATCGGTTTAGCCCCGACTGTAAACATGCTTGGTATATCGGTTGAGGCTGGACTGCTTACATTGAAAGAAACGACCACGCCAACGGCAGATGCCGGTTATGGTAAATTTTATACCAAGACAGATAATGTCCCATATTTTCAGGACGGCGACGGTACTGAACACATCCTAGGAATTGGCTCATCGGATTACGGCGAAATGGGTAACGTATTCGGATCAAGTGCAACAGAAGCCTTAGGTGATGCCAATTTGCATGCCATGTATCATGCTAATATTACAGGTGCTTCACCGCATCTTAATAGTGGGTTTACATTTGTAGCTGGTAGTAATGGAATAATTGCCTCGTCTAATCTTGATGTAGGGGGAACGGTAACGTTCACGAATATTGCTCACGGTCTTTTGGTCGGCGATATAGTAACATTAAATACAATGAGTAACGCCACATACGACGGTATTTATGAAGTCCAGTCGAAAACAGATAACACATTTACAATAAATGAAACCAACACAACAGTAAGCGAAAGTGGAACATGGCAGATGGGAAGTTATTTATTAGTAGCGACAACGGGAACTTATCGAGGCGCATGGAATGCAAGTTTTTCTCAATCTCTCAATAATACCCAAACATCAATAATTGCCCCGTATGTTGATTTAGTGCAAGGAACAAAAGCGGTAGCTGAAAGATTGCTAGCAAATAATTCAGATGTCGGTGCGATTGGTGGAAACGGTTTAATGTATTTCACTGCCGGTAATAGAATTTGGTTTGCCGTTCAATCAACGGCGGCACAGACATTAACGTTCGTTGTTAGGAACATTTCAATACATTAAAAATAAAGGAATTATAATGAAAATTTTTAACGGTGGATTAAAGACTGATTTTAAAGTTAAGGCTGGAACGGGTGGGGTTGTTTTAACGCCGGGATTAAAAACATTTGTCCTTGCTCTTGCTTTAATTGGATCACTTATAAGGGTCGGTGTCTTTTATTCTCAAACTACCGACACGACTAAAACGGTTGAATCGTTAAAAATAAAAGTTGATACATTACAGATTGAGGCGGCTGTTAATCAGCATGCAATTGATAGTAAACTCGCGTTATTAGTTAATCTTATAGATCCCGAAAATGGTAAAAAAGAACTTGATAAAATCGATAAGGCAAAGGAAAAACTTTTAAAGGAATTAAAAGGTAAGTCAAATGGAAAAATATTATAAAGTAAAAACTGTTAAAAGCGGTGATGGAATAATGGTATACGGTGGAGAAATTCACGGGGTGGATTTTCTTGAAAAGTCCTTAATACTTGCTATTCTTTTTGCGCCGGTTGACGGAGACTTGCCAGAAGAAAATGTAACACAAATAATGGAAACGGAAGATGGGAAAAAAATAAATACGCAAGGCATATATTCCGATTCAACAATTAAAATTTTAAAAGTTAATTCACCGGCCAAGGCAATAATGCCGAAACATTCACACCCCGGTAAAGAATGGCTCCATGTTTTGAAGGGTAAATTTAAAATAAAATATTATAGAGGAAATGACATTTTAGTGTTGACATTGATGATTTTATTAACTATCTTTAAATTGAATGGAGGGTTTTGAAATGAGTGAAGAAAGCCAAGCATGTTTAAAAATTCCGACGTACACATGCGCAACTACACCGGTGTGGGCGTGTCTTAAATTAGGATACTGTCCTTTATTGGCGTTGCTTACTAAGCACGTTGATGAGATGCTCGAAGAACTAATAAAAAAAGAAGACGATTAATACCGGAATTGTCTTACATAGGGGATGATATGGATAAGATCAAACATTATTGTTTAATATTAATTGTCTATATAACATTTGAATATTTCTTCAAACAGGGGATTCTTTCTGCGTGCTTAGTTTCTATTACAATAGAACTGGCACAAGCTGAATATGCGATTCCGTTTAAATCTTTGAAATATCTTAAAGACGATTTGATAATATTTCGTAATGAGTTGTTTAAACGGGATACCCTTTTTGATCTAATCGCCGACGGCGCGGGACTGTTGGCCGGTATGTTAATAATGAAGGGGTATTGATTAAATGACTTTGAAACAAAGCAAACAATTAGCAATGTCTCATTTATCATCTCGAATTATGTATTTTGAATCTAAGGGGTGTTTTGAACGGGCAAGACTTATAACAGAAATCAGGGATACAATAAGGGATAAAAAAAATACCCAAGAAGAATATGAAATATTAATGAATGTAGGTGATGAGGTTTATATTGGAAAATCGTTTCCGAAAAAATGTCTTATATGTTATAATGGTGTGGCATGAGATTATCAGAACAGCAAAGTGATTTCATGTGGATGGTTCGCGATTTGCAAAATTTCGCCGAACCACTCTGCAAGGGATTTGGCGTATATATTAAAGTGACGGATTGGTACAGAACTGTTGAGCAACAGAAAAAGTATGTTGTCGAGGGTGTATCCTGGAAGATGGATTCTAAACATCTGGTCGGACTGGCCGTTGATTTTGTAGTAATGAAAAAAGGTCAACCCAATTATGACCATGTACTATATAAGTTGATGGGTATTTTCTGGGAAAGCATCGGCGGGGTTTGGGGTGGCAACTGGAAGAAGCATAAGGACAAACCACATTATGAGTACAATGAAACATTACGTGCCGCCTATAAGGGCTAAGAAGCGGCCGGACAGAATGAAAATTGAAGGCTGTGAAGAACTGCCGTATGAAGTAGATGACAGCCTTAAGGTAACATGGTATAACCGGGCATGGTGGTGGCTAAACGGCAAGAAAAGAATAACCTCTGTCATATTAACGATAGGCGGTAACATTGCATTGCTAACAGGTAACGCTCCTCTCGGAGGTGTATTGTTCGGCGTGGCCTCATTGATTGGTGGTGTAGCATTGGCGCATGAAGGTAGTAAAAAATTAAACAGCGTGACATCAGGTGATAAGATTAATTGGAATGAAATAATAAAAGTAATTGGTAATTTCATAATGAAGTTACTAAGAATAGTGGCAAATAAGCCACAGATATAAACGGAGGAAAGAATCATGGCACTAAAGAATGATGAGATTTTTGAAGTTTTTGGCGAGTTGCTTCTGGGCGTAGCGGCCGAATTGAGAGAAGACGACGACACCCCGGGAGAGTTGACGAAAAGTGAAATATGGAAACTCATTGAACAGTTTTCACTTAAGGCAATCAAAGAAATTGTAGACTAAGCTGCATTCCCGAAAATAGCGGGCCTCCTCCTCACTAAAGTGGCGAGTCTCCCCCTCGTCGTTTCTTCTGAGTACCTCGCTATTTCCTCCGAGTACCCCCGGACTGTATATTGTGCCGGGGGGCTTTTTTATATGATCGATCAGACCGATAATTTGATTTTGTTGATCTTTTTAAAACACGTTACATACACCCTATATAAATACATAGGCCATTTATTTTAAGTGCCTTAAAACGGCTCTATGAGCTTTTTACGTAACCGGTTAACTATAATAAAAATATAGAGTTACAAGAAAGCCATCCATTTTAAAGCAAAATTGATTCAAATTTATTGACTGCTAACCAGGCTTAATTATACGATTTTACATAACTATAATAAAAACAAATAGATAAGGCGTGCAAAATAATGGCTTATAAGCAACGATAATTTTAAAATCAAATCGGTTGTTATTAAATTTTATTAAAAATAATTAAAATAATAGGTGATCTTTTTTATGTGGCGTAACCTTAATAAAAACAATGTCCAACGAAAAATAGTTTATGTTACGTAATTATAGTAAAAATAAAGACATAGGGCAAATTTATTGTTTTATAATTATTCATTTTAAAAAAAAGACTTGACTTTTAATAAAAATTATTGTATTTTATTAATAGTTGGGGACAACAACAATAGGGGAAAACAAAATGGAAGACTATAAAGAAATTGTAAATGCTAAAAAAGAAGAAATTATTAACACATTAAAAAAATGTGAATCAACACCATATATGCCGTTAAAATTTGATATACCGACAGCCATTGTATGTGTTGTTGGAATTAATAATTTAAAATTTGGTGTAAAGATTTTTAATAGTTATGATATTAAAGACAGTCTTAAAAATTTATCATTCCGTTATAATGGAATGGATAGGGTATGGGAAAAATCTTTTGATACTATAGACGAAATTGTAGTAGAATTGAAAAAAATAAATTTAATTCCAATGCATAATATCCACAAAGAATTATGCGATTTTGGACCATTTGAAGGTCAATACATTTATTCATAAAATAGGAAAAATTAAAATGAAAACTATTATGGAAAACCATACGAGAATTTTTAGTTTTAGCGCCTCTGGTGGTGAGCGAAAAATTATTGAAAATCTTGAAAAAAGATTATGTAAAGGGATTAATAAAATTCCATTTTCGCAAGTCATAAGAAAAACTTTGGTTAATCTTCAATTGGAACACGAAGATAATAAATAAATTTAGGGGGAGGCAAAATGAAAAATTTAACAGTAGTTGGTACTGGCAGTTACGATCATATGCCAGAACCTGCGGTCTATCAAAATTTAACAGGACTAACACTAGAGCAAGCATTAAAAGTTTTGCGAAGTGAATCCTGGGGGAACATAGGCGAATTATCCCAAACCGATTTATCAGACGGCACATTTTTAGAGGTTAATTTAACGCCGGCGTCTGATGGTAATAGCAGGTATATAAATAGCCAACGGGTTGAACGTTTTAAATATATAGACGGGTTTCCTAAAACTTTACGTAGATATTATATTTGATGGGGAGAAATGACATGAAGATTAAAATTGACATTTTACGTTGGGACACGGGAGAATTAATTTATTCATATGAATGCGAAGAGAACACGATAAAGATAACACTTGAAAGAGGTGTAAATGAAAAGATTGATTTTTTCCGGGCGGAACTGAACTGGGCGGAACTGAACGGGGCGAAACTGAACGGGGCGAAACTGAACTGGGCGAAACTGAACGGGGCGGAACTGAACGGGGCGAAACTGAACCGGGCGGAACTGAACTGGGCGAAACTGAACGGGGCGGAACTGAACCGGGCGGAACTGAACTGGGCGAAACTGAACGGGGCGGAACTGAACTGGGCGGAACTGAACCGGGCGGAACTGAACTGGGCGGAACTGAACTGGGCGGAACTGGATTTTTCTTCATGGGGATTAAGCTGTAACACATTAAATACATTGCTTGATCAAAGGCTAATTGTACAACTATTATTTCATGCTGCAAAACCATGTGAAAATAATAAAATAAAAATTGATGCCGATGTAAGGCGATTATTCAAGTCGAAAATTTTTATAAAAATATTGCAGAAATTTCACCGCCAAGACGTTAAGGAATATACCGGGAATTTAAAATAACCGTATATTACAGAGGAGAATTAAAATGAGAGTAATCGAATTAGAAGACATGGGTGACGAGCAGTATAAGGGATTATTGAAAGCTGGCAGAGTGGAGGCCGTCTTTGGATATAGCCATAAAAGCGGTAGGATCTTTACACCGACCATTCACTTTCTAAACGTCCATACATTATTTGGATTGCTTGAACCGGCAACTTTAAAAGAGTTTTCGGCAAACATTGATGCCGAGGATATGATCATGCAATGCCAGCAGATCCTTAAAACGGATGAGGAGCAGGAAGCGGATGCGGCAGAAGCATTTGAGGATCGCATGGGTGCAGAGGCAAAGATTCAGGAGGCACATTTTGGAAGCAATTAAATTCCAGATAATTTCAGCCATGATCGTAGAAAACGATAAAACCCTGATAGTTGTTAAGATAAGAATAGGATCAGGCCTTTTAAAGGCGTCCGTTAGGTGTAGTAGCAAGAACCCCTTTTTTACTATCCATAAAATCCATGAGAACAAAACAGGCATTTCGTGGAAACTGCTTCAACGTTTTAATGAGATACCAGAATCAGAAATTATTGAAAAAGTTTTTGATTTCATGGTTGAACGCGACCGGATTAAAAATTATTATGTGTCTCATTATAAAACCCGAAAAGTAGGATTAAATAAACCCACCTCCTAGCACTCCGCAAAATCTCCGGTACTAACATAGGCCGGAGATTCCCCCGGTAAGCTGGTGGATATTTAAAAAAGAGAGGATGTACGGTATGAATATAAAAGGGGATATTATGAAAGGTGTTAAAGTTCTTGAAATAGCACCAAGGGGAGAAGTCGGCGGCGTTATAAGTGAAGCGCCTTTTGAGAATTTTAGAACCTCATTTGCGTGTGGAATGAAAGTTGAATTACCAGAAAATTCAGACTGGCAAGCGATCAGGGAAGAATTGTTAAACGATAATCAGCAAGCCTTAATGTTCCGGTTTGAATTATTAAAGAATAAATTGAAAGCCGATTACATTCAAAAACAAATGGCCGGGATTAGATTCAGGGAAAAAGAAGGCAGGCAATATCCTTCCGTTACTTCTATTCTGGGATTTGATAAAGATTTTTTCATCAGTGATGTTGACCTGACTCAATACGGCGCACGGGGTAGCATTGTTCACAAACTGATTGAGCATTATTGTGATAACGGAAAATGGCTTGACCTTAAGGAACTCGTAGGCCTTTACCCGGATTTCCGGGAGGATGCCAGTATCATGCACCGGGGAAATTTGGGATTAACCCTTGAAACATTATCATATGAAAAATTCATGGAAGTACACGAAAAGGATTTTGAATTTGGGATAAAGGAAATTATTATTTTTAATGATAAATATCTTTATTCCGGACGTACTGATATGATAGGTAAATACAAGGGCAAGAAATCAATCATTGATTGGAAAAGCGGAGTGGGTGATTTCCCACAACTGGCAGCCTATGCGAAGGGTGACGACATCGAAGGTATCGAACAACTGGTAATTTGTCCTGTTGGCAAAACGGATAACAAGAGCGGGGTAATGAAACCCAGGGTGACAATAAATATCGAAAAAGAATTCAACACATTCTTAAAAGCAAGGGCAAAATTTGCCGAAAGATTTGGAATTTAAACAGGAGATTAAAATGTCAAAACCAATTAAAAAAATATCAGTAGGAAAAGTTCAAGCCGCCGTCTGGCAGGGAGAATATAATGGGAAACCGACATATTCATTCAGTTTCCAGAAAAGTTTTAAAGATAAGGCTTCCGGGGAATGGAAAAATACAACCTTCTTTTCCCCTACAGACCTGAGAGACCTGGCAATTCTCGTAAACAGTCTATGTGCAAAACAGGTAAAAGAATTTATACCAAATCAGTCAACCGAGACCGCACCACCGCCGCCACCTGTTGAGCAAAGTCAAACGCCCGCAGAAGACGATCTACCATTTTAAAATTTGTAGTATCAAAAATGGTAAACTGTATCGACATGCTGGTGTTACGGCTCCCGGCATTAAAACCGATGAAGACGGTCGTATATTAGTAGCTGATTGATAACGGCCTATTCAACGAAATAAGCCAGATTAAGAAAAGCCCTAACCTTTGTACCTAAAAAGGACGAAAGATGCAGAAACCGATCAATCCGCTTGATACGGCCCGACAATACACACACCGTTGCACTGTATGCGGTAATTTCTTCTGCCGGGCTGATAAAAGGCGGGTTTTATATTGTGGTGATCCTTGCAGAGACGGGGCGGCGGCAGAACGGAAACAACAAAAACTCGAAAAGAAACGTGCCGCCGCCCGTAAAAGATTTGAAAAGTATTTCGTCGCTCATCCTGATTACTGGAAACTGATTAAGGTACTTGCGAAATGGCGACTTGTGGAACATGGCTCATATTCCATCCGGGATATTTTCGGAGTTATGCGACACGAATACAATGATCAGATTAGTAATAACTGGTCTAAGTTTTATAAGGAAAAACTTGATTATGAATTTAACAAGGGGAGTGAATCATGCGAGAAATAAAGTTCAGGGGTAAACGACAAGATAATGGTAAATGGATTTATGGATACTATAGATGTATTCAATGGGAGATCGATAAATATTCTCATGAAATCATTAACGGAAATAGCTTCTTTAGGGTTGATCCCGAAACAGTAGGACAGTTTACAAATAAAATAGATACACATGAAAAAGATATTTATGAAGGTGATAAGGTTTCATTTACTGTATTTGACGCTATGGGTAGCGATAATCTATTTGAAGGTATTGTAAAATTTGCAGGCGGACAGTGGCAAATATGGAACAATGCTATAACAGAATTTTATGGACCAGATGGAGCGTTTGATTTGAACTGGGTAGTTAGTCAAGATGATGAAATTGAAATTATCGGCAATATCCATGAGAATAAAACTCACGAGGAGAAAGTATCATGATTTATATATGTATAGGCATATTTGTTGTCAGTCTTGTTTTAGGATTTTCGATAATGGCAATATTGGCAAGTGGAAGCATTGCCGATAAAGCACAAGAGCTTGGACACGCAAAACATGTCCTTGCTAAAATTCTACGCTGGTACGAATCCAAAGCCCTACGAGATTCATTCCCGAAGGAAGAAGCGGAAGATATCTTATATCATGTTTGACCACTGCGAAATAATCAATGCCATTTGTCCGTTCTGCGGGATCGCAGAAGGCAAGCACTTTTGTGGAACTATGCGAAGCGGTTGTACAGACATCGATTACATGATCAAGAATGAAATCGGCTGCCCAAAGATTACCGGGAAATATGGTAAACTGATTAAACATAAAAAAAAAGTTGTTAACGATGGTGATTTATTTAAAGGGGATTTATAATGCCTGATGTAATAAAAACGTCCGAAGAAATAGACCATAAAATAAAGCAACTCGAATCAGGCCGAAAGGAATTAAACAACCGTGCAATAGATAAGGCCGAAGCAATGGGGATTTATCGCAAGGAAGTTGCGAAAACTTTAATAGGATTACGTAACGGTAAAACATACGAACTTGACGGCGAATCAATACAAAATCCACCGGCCTCTACGTCTGCATCGATCGCAAGGGGAATTTGTTGGAAGGAAAAGATTGAATCTAACAAGTCCGAAGGGTTATATAAGATTGCTATTATCGGCATGCAGTCTTTAATGGCCGAGCTGAATGGCAAGCAAAGTATTTTAAGATTTATTGAATAATCGCTTGACATTGACGAAATGATTTTGTAACTTGTTTTTGTACGGCGAATCGCAAGAAGGGAACTTAAAAAATGTATAAATTTCAGGCCATTCAAAATTACTTAAGTTCCTGCATTTCGTCGTGCGGCTTTCGGTTTTGAGTGGCCTGTTTTAATTTAAGATAGAGGTGATACATGGGAGAAATGGCAGACATGATGATTGACGGAACGCTATGCGAATATTGTGGCGTATATTTAGAACCGGGTGAAACGGTGTATCAGGAAGGTGATAAGAAAAAATCAAGGATGCCCAAAGATGGTACCGGCTTTGGATGTCCTGTAATATGTAAGAATTGTCATAAATAATACGGGAAGTGGCCAGTTGTATATTGCTGGAAAAGGTTTTACGGTTACCCCATAGTTAAAGAGGTAAAGCATGATACCATAATCAAAATCGTTTTTAAGTTGTTATGGTATAAAACAATCATGAAAGTTAAGAAAGGAAACATCATGAAAATTAAAAGACTTATAATCGCGATGTTGTGTTTAGTCCTGATAGTCCCCATTGTTGGACAGTCGGTATTAACAATCATATCAGACAAAACAGCACCGAAGAAATTCGAGGTTACGCTCACGGTAACCTATAATGCTATCACCCTAAAAGATGCAGCCGAAAAGGAATTGCAATTCAGGGAGAAGTACAAAGACGCTTGCAAGGTAGACATTACCCTTTCTGCTGTTGTTTCCGCTGGTTATATTAGTATAGGTGAGGCTGGTTATATTTATACAGGTGAAACAAATACGATAAGTCATTAATGGAGTAAAGCATGAATACAAAAACATTATTTAATTTGTTAAGATCAGATGGGTGCATAGTAGTAAACAAGACATTGGCAAAAAATATAGGTATTAATGCCGCTATTATGTATTCAGAATTATTAAGTAAGTATTATTATTTTAGCGATAACAATATGCTTACGGAAACGGGAATGTTTTTTAATACGATTGAAGATATAGAAAAAGACACAACATTAACAGGTTATCAACAGCGCAAAGCGATTTATAAATTATTCAAATTAGATTTAATAGAAGTTCAGGTTACCGGAATGCCAGCGCGGCGTTATTTTAAGATCATGCAGAACATGAAAAATGTGGAAACATTACTCAATCCCAGTTATAAAGAAACTTCACGGCAGGTAGTAAAGAAACTTGACGGTAATAATACTAAGAACAATACTAAGGGAAATATATAAATACTAAGAAACGTATTTATATATTTACGCAAGCGTACAAATAACTAATACAAAAGAGGAAACATGACAAAAGCAGAACAAACCCGACGGGAACAGATGGAGGATATTATTATTCGCCTGTCCGTTCTAACTGAAAAAGAATCCGCCAGACTTTGGGGAATGGCCGGAAAGTTCTGGAATGAATACGGGTACGCCGAAACTATGCGGGTGCTGGCTGGAATTTGGCCGGTGAAACCCATTGCATATATTTGTGGAGTATTAAAATCGGAAGAACTGAAAACAGTTGACCTGTCAACCATGCAGCTCCCGCAAGAGGTGTATGATAATCTTGGTGGGTTTGGAGGTGTAAAATAATGCACTAACGTTGTAGATATAATTGGTGGATGGTTTTCACCATCCATTTCATATCGCTTGTTATGTTGCACAATGAAAGAACCGGAGATTATGTATGATTGAAAGTAACGATAAAAGAGATTCTGTGGGTGGGGGTAGTTCCCTTTCCCCTGCTTGTACTCTTTTGCTCGGCGATTGTTTGGAAGTAATGAAGGATATACCAGACGGATCAATAGATGCGATTATAACAGACCCGCCTTATGGAACTACTGCTTGTAAATGGGATAGTATTATTCCCTTAGAACCTATGTGGGGGCAGTTAAAGCGGGTCATCAAGCCGAACGGTGCTATCGTTATGACAGCAAGCCAGCCGTTCACCACAACCCTGATAGCGTCTAATATGAAGATGTTTAAGTATTGCTGGGTGTGGGATAAGCGAGTAGCATCTAATTCTCAGCTTGCTAAGATTCAGCCACTAAAGATTCACGAAGATATTTGTGTTTTTGGTGTCGGCAGAATCACATACAATCCACAAGGTCTTACTGATTGCAATATAAGCAAGAGTAATAAGAACAGAAGTAAAGGAGTTGGTCACGTTGGCAGTGAATCAAAAAGGGAAAGTTTTACCCAAACAAAAACAGGCTATCCTAAGTCAATCCAAAACTTTAAGCCAAATAATATCGGCAAAATGCACCCAACTCAAAAGCCAGTAGCCCTAATGGAGTATCTAATTAAAACATATACTAACGAGAATGAAACAGTATTAGATTTTGCAATGGGAAGCGGAACAACTGGCGTAGCGTGTAAGAATCTAAATCGTAATTTCATAGGCATAGAAAAAGAAGAGAAGTATTTCAACATTTCAAAGGATCGTATTTCCCTAATCCCTAAAGGGGGTGGGAATTGCGATCAAACAGCATTAGCAATATAACCATTTCATAACCTGCCATGTTTCACCGGTCAGGTTGATGAACAGGTTAGAAAAATAATAAAAAAGAATGGTAAATATTAATCACAACAGGTGGAGGGGCAAAATGAAATTCAGTATGAGAATTGGCGATTTTGAATTGAAATCATGTAATCAATATTTAACATCACTTGGTGAACACACAACAGCAGAAATAGTTCAATGGTCAAAAGATGAGACAACGGGGAGGCTTTATTGTTGGACTATTGCATGCTGGCGTGAAGACAAAGAGGGATTTGATTTATATTTTATAGATAGTAGACCGTTTGAATGTGATGCCGAAACATTTTTTAAATTAGCAAAAACGGGACAAATATTTTTAACGGAATATCTGGAAAAGAAGTCAAGTTGACATTAATCATAACAGGTAGGGAGGTGAGATAATTTGAGCTATATAATAACTGCGGATGTCTATTTAGACGAAGAAGAGAATTCATATGGTGAAATTGTAAAAGTAAATGCACGGATTTTATCTAAACAGGGATCTTGTATAACTTTTGATATTGCCGGAGATCATTCGAGAAAACGAAAAAGAACAAAGATGTTGTGTGATACACTTATAAATGCAGGGTTTTATTCATTTAATATACGGCATTCTTATTAAAGGGCAAATATGACAACAATTTTTGACAATCCTCCACCCCAAGCAATTGATGCGGAAATGTCCGTGCTTGGATCAATACTGCTTGACAATAAAGTAATAAATATTGTAAAGCTATTACCAAAGCATTTTTACAGAACTTCGCATCGCCAGATATTTCAAGCTATGTTAAACATGGATAACCAGCCTATTGATATTATCTCGCTTGAGGAGCAGTTGAAAAAAGAAAAGTTGCTTGAAGAAATTGGCGGTTCATATTATCTAACAGAGCTTGCAGAATCCGTTCCCTCTGCGGCCAATGTTTATGAACATGTGAAAATCGTAATGGAAAAATATACACTAAGGCAAATAATTGAACTGGCATATAACGCAACTAAGGAAGCGAACGACCTTAATGAGTCAGGCGCAATAATAGATTCATTCTGTAATAAACTTGTTGAGCTATCAATTGCAGAGGTTAGGTCTGATCACATATCAGAGGCCTTGCATGAATTTAATGATTATGTAGACAGGAAACAAGCTGGCGAAATTGTAGACGTAAAAGTTCCGTTCATTGATAATTTTGAGGAAGGTGAAGTTATTGTTTTGGCGGCACGTCCCAGTCACGGTAAAACTTCGCTTGCTACCCAGATACTTTTTGAGTGTAATGTTCCGGCTGGTTTAATATCAATGGAAAGCACAAGAAAAAAAATAGCCGGTAGGATGTTGGCGCAACTTTCGCGAATTGATTCTAAAAAATTAAGTAGGGGAATGCTTGAGGGTGCAGACGTTGCGAGTGTAATTCAGGCATCCACCGAATTGGCAGAAGCACCAATATATCTTGATTTTGCATCTGATAAGATTTATGAAGTATTGGCTACTGGTCATAGATGGATAAAAGAACACAATATAAAATTATTAATCATTGATTATCTTCAGCTGATACGTGGAGGTAAAAGCGAAAGTAAGAATATAGAGATTGAAAATATTTCCAGGTCTTTGATGAGATTTGCAAAAAGAACCGGTGTACCCTTATTGATTTTATCACAATTAAGCCGGGATGGAAAGGTTAAACCGGGGCTTGAACATTTACGAGGTTCAGGAGCAATTGAGCAGGATGCCGACAGGGTTATATTTATTCGTCGACTTCACATCGAAAATGTCAGTGAGGTAATAATTGAAACGGCGAAATATAGAGATGGTGAAATCGGCGAAATACTATTACATTTTAGGAAGGAAATGATGTTGTTTAATAAAGATTTTTAAAGTGAAAATAAAACTTGTTTTTTAATAAAACCTAGGGGTGTAATGATAACGTTCAAAGATAACCTGCCTTGCGGTGGTCGGGCATAATTGAAAGGATTTAATGATATGGATATAGTTGATGCACTTCAAGAGTATTTAGACAAAACAAATCTTGGGAATAATTTACTTTTAGATGATTTATTGTGTTCATCGAGGGATGTTATCAAAGAGTTGAGGGAGGCGGGGCAAGGTGAGTTGGGCGGTAATCAAGATGGGGTGGTTATTGATATAAAGACGGCATTTGCTTTAGCGCACCCGAATATGTTTAGACCTGAACCGGTGTATGGTTGCAAGGCATGTAATCGACAAGTCGTACTTGAGAGTGACGACTATTGCCCAAAGTGTGGTGTAAAAATAACTTGGGTGGGAAAATCTTGATTCCGAATAACAGTTATATTCACCGGCGGAAGGCTGGGACGTGGGCGGAAGGGCCGTCCGTGTACAATATTTGGTTATCTTTTTCGCCCCTAATCCCTAAGTTAATCAATAAATGTCTTGACATTAACAAATGATATATGTATATTAAAATAACGAAAAATTGAGGGGAAAACGTAATTGAGATCATTGGGAAATTTGGACGCGCAACTTGTTGAAAGGTTATAGTAGCGAGTAGCAGCCATGTGCCATAGGCAATCTTGGCCCCGTATGGGTAGCAAATTAACCGGAAGGACAAGCTCTGTGAAGACTGGATAGCAGCCGACGAACAACTCGGAAATTCCCCAGCGAACGAGCCAACACAAAATGGTACTGAGGACACCCCTCAATTTTTATTAAGGAAAATTAAATGCCAGCACCTAAAAAGAAGCATCCAAAACAGCCATTAGGAATTCGCCTTCACCCTTTCATAATTAAGCGGTTAAGAAAAGAGGGTAAATATAATGCACTTATTCAGCGTTTATTATGTGAATATTTCGGTATAGACCTTGGCGAATAAATATAACGACCCAAATAACCGGCTTTGCCGGGAAGGGAATTTAAAATGAGTTTATTTGACGAGGCTACCGAAAGAATGTTAGACGACGAAGAGAGAGAGAGGATATTGGCGGCGGAGCAAAGTCCGTGTTCATTACCGTGTTCTACAGGGGATAGTCGGGACGGGAAGGGTGGCCTTAAAAATGGTGGGTGGTTTAAGAATGAACGCGAAAGTAAGGTGCCGTGCAGGAATTGCCGTTGTCCACATTGGGGTGACAAATACAATCAAAGTTGTGGTGCGTCTGATATAATAAGTGAAAAATGCGCAATGATTTGTGAGGAATACATACCGAAAAGATTGGTGGGGGATTTTTAAGTGTGTAGAACGTTCAAAGATAACCTGCGAAATGGCGGGGGAAGGAATTGGAAAAGATGGATTTAGATAAAAAATATTATACCAGTGAATACATTGAATGTAATATACTTCAACTCGTAAAAATGGAACCAGAGTGGGCGGCTTATAGGATACAAGCAGGAGAGAAAGCAATTGAACAGCTTGAGGGTGAGGCGGGGATTTCGTCAGGTTCATCTAGTGGTTCTACAGTGGGGGGCGGTGTGGTGATGGATGGCATTAAAAAATTCATGGGTGGAAGGGCTTGTTTAAAGATTGGCGATGGATCAACACTTATCAGTGAAGCCCATTATAAGGACAGTATTGATAATGTCCTCGTATTGACGCAATATCACGAGTGTAGAAAAATAGGGTCAGAGCTAAAAGGTTCTGCCGGCAACCCTGCTACCAACAACGGCACAGTACTTGAAATAGTATTTACAAACTCCACTTCTGTACAAGTTGTAATAGACGCACTAGTTAAAATAAAAGCGGCCCTTGGGGAATGAATTATTTAATGTGTAGAACCACTTCATAACCTGCCACGTTTCACCGGTCAGGTTGATGAACATGTTAGAAAATCGGAGAGGAGTAATTATTATGAGTTGCTGGACAAAAGAAGAACTGGAAAACATGCTTGAAGATGTTGTTAATGAGTTAGAGTTGTCCGGTTCTATATTAGAAGAACATGGGCCATTAGGAACACCGCCAGCTGAATTGGTTAGGCTTGTATTGGATGAGAAGGATAAAATCATATCAGCACAAAAAGCCGGATTAAAAATTATATTTTCTTAACATATAACATTGGGCTCACCGATTTAGCGGTGGGGAAAGGATAGAATACTATGAGCGTACCAATTAGACATTTAAAACAAGCTTTGGCAATTATGGGTGTTTCAACCCCAGAAAGTCTTGAGGAATTTAGACAAGATGAATTAAAATGGATTAACAAGCTTGTTTTTACCGTAGTAATATTTGGGGATGAAGGGGCAAAATCCGCCGTGCAGCCAGTGGTTAGCCAAGACGGAGCGGCGGCAAAGGTTGATATTATTCGTCCACTTATTGATGATACCATGAAATATCACAGAACGGCGAACAGTAGAGCGAGTAAATTACTAACTGCATTGAATATTAGTGTTGATGCAGTTAAGGAGATACTTAAAGAGTGGGTTGATCGGAGTCAGTAAGAAGAGGTAAACCATGAAAAACCTTATAAGAAAAATCGGTGAAACAATAATGTTTATCATTGAGTTTTTAGTAACTCTGTTAGGATATGGCCTGTTTGATTTTAAAGATGGGTTAGAATCTTATGGTAAACCAAAGTATATTAAAATACGGGGGACGAAATGAAAAGGCAAAATTTATTTAAGGCGGCCATTTGCAGTTTTATCCTGGCGGTAATTGCAATCATTCTTTTTTCCGGATGCCGTGACGATACGGCAGTTTGGAAACGTATTGCAGAATTGGAAAAGAAGCAAGTCGCAACGGAGGCCGCTCTTGACAGTGTGGTTTTCAAGGCGGAATTGAGACGAGAAATAAATACAGTCTGGCTCGGAATCGACGGGCTGGATGAAGAAATTATTGACATTGAAACCCGGCAAGCGGCAATAATGAACCGTCTTGCAAAGTTGGAAGTTGATACCGGGGGAATTATACTTATTTGGAATGAGAATAAATTCGATCCCCGGCGGCCAGTATACGGATACCGGATTTATTTAGGAAATCACTTGATCTGGGCAGGTCAGGACACATCCGTAACGCTGGAAAATTTAAGGTATTCGGCGTATAATTCTGCCGGGGAATCGTTTGGTTTGGAGAAGGTGAGGATAAAATGAATATTTTTTCACGCCTAACCCCTTGTTTCTGTTGCCCTCTTTGAAAATAGTTGAAAAAAGACTTGACTTTAATCTAAATGATTAGTATATTTATAGTGTCATGAGAGACCAAACTAAAAAAAACGAGGAAAAGAAAGTGACAGCGATACAACAAGAATTGAAAAGATATGCAGAGATAAGAGCGCAATTATATCAGATTAAAGGTTTTGGGGGGACATCAATTAACGCTGCTATATCTTATGCCGTTGCTGATATGATTAATGAACTCAATAATTTTGCAACCAATAAGGTTGAATATTTAAAAAGCGAAAACGAATATCTTTTAGGGTGTATATCGAAATTAAAGGAAGTAGCATGAGAGGCGGCAAACGAGAAGGGGCCGGACGCAAGCCCAAGCCCGATAAAAAGAAGCCCGTATCTTTTCGCCTTCATCCTAAACTGATTGAACGGTTGAAGAGAGAAGAAAACCAAGCAAGTGCAATTGAAAAGGCATTGTGCCGATGGTTCGGTATAGACCTTGATGAGCAAGAGACAGAAAAAGAGGGCAAGGCAATGAAGATAGTTAGAATTAATGAAATTATTTTAAGGGCCAATACTTATCCAACATATTTTGTAGATTATAAGATAGGTAAGGACTGTTGGAAAAATTATGGTAGTTCTTGTGTCTATGCGGCTGCATTAGAAATGAAAAAACAAATAAATTCCGGGGAAATAGTACTATGATTTTTAGAGTTAAATTTAAGATAGATGGAAATGAAAAATCCGCAATTGAGCCAGAATGTGGATGGTTTTTAATTGACCAACAGGGAAAGTTTTATAGTTATGGGCCATGTTCACCTGTAAAACCTGTTGAAAGTTGCATTAAAGAAATAGAGCCTTTAATATTAATAAACAATGAGTACTTGACAATTGAAGAGATAGAAGAAAGGATTAATAAATTTTGAATATTTCGAGATAGACCTTGATGAATAAAAGATGAGGATTGAATGAAGGTTATAAAGTGTAAAAAATGTGGTATGACCTTGTGGCTCAAGGCTGATAGTAAAAAGAAATGCCACATTCCTAAACGATGTTCATTTTGTGGAGAATATTACATCTTGATGAATAAAAGGATGAAAGAGCAAGTAACACAATGATTCTAAATAATATTATATTTAATAATCGGTTATTTCGTATATTCGACAAAAAGAAACAGACCTACTGGGAAATTCTCTGCCGGATTGATTATGACACAGAAGAGATAACCGTTATAAACAGGGGTGACGAAGACGAAACAACTGTTTTTTTTGGAGATGTATTGATTCATGGTGATATTTCAGCAACCTTGATAAATAAACAAATAAAAACGGGGAGTTTAAAATGAAAGTCAGAATGAGCGCGCAAATGATTGATGATAATAACATCTTGATTCAACTTAATTTCTCAGGAAAAGGCGTTGATAGCGCTGAAATGATTGGAAGCGAAGCAAAAAAATATCAAGCAGAAGTACAAAAAATTGATTATGAGGATCAAATGAAAGTTACAATCAGAACCGCAGACATTAAACGGCACGGCACAACTATTTTGCTTGGCCAAAAACGAACGGCAACCGAAGGGCGTGAGGGTAACCTGAAAACACTTAACATCCGCGAGAATGGTAAACACATTAAATCTTTTAGAGGCAGTTCTCTTGGTTTTTGTAATCCTCTTACAGATAAGGATAAGGATTATTTGGCCTCGCTCGGAAGCAATATTGAATAAAGACAACCAGACGGTTTTAAATTTATGCCGCCGCAAAATATCTGGAAGCTACTAAAGCACACTTGTAAAAAAGGAGACAAAATGGGACAGGATGAAACTTATTTTTATGACGGGCAAAAAGTAGAAGCTCTTCATTTTGAAGATGGGACACACTGGACCGTTGGCCAGTCAGGGATTGAGAAGATTATTGTAATCATGGAAAACGGAGAGATGGCAAGTGTTGTGTGGTTTGGCGTTTATAAAGACGGAAAATTAACATTTAAACAAAATCGTAAGTTTGTTAGCCACGCAACTATGGTTAAAATATGAGGGGCGGCAAACGACTAGGGGCTGGACGCAAACCGGCCCTTCACAAAAAGCGGATGGTATCTTTTCGACTTCATCCAAAATTGATTGAACGGTTGAAGATGGAAAATAATCAGGCCAGTGCAATTGAAAAGGCATTATGCCAATGGTTTAATATAGATCTTCAACAAGGAGACAATGAGCAACTTTGATAAAATGACCAGAAATCCATCCACTGGCAAATTACAAAAAGCTAGTTGGATAGATAACTATTTTGGGAATCATATATACGGAGTTCAATTCCCGGATGGTAAAATCTGGAATGAAAAAGATATTAAAGATATTGAAGGGGATGTAGAGGAGATTACAATAATTGAACATGATGGGTTCCATTGCGGTGTCTGTGGTAAATGGGTAGCCAGGAAAAAGAAAGTATCTCAGTTTGCTGTTCAATGGTGGGACATCTGGGGACTATGTGACAGGTGCGATAATTGCAGGGGAGGGGATTTAAAATGAGAAATGTAATAAAGTGTACAAACGAAATTCATGTGATATTAAAAAAATATAAGTGTAAGAATGGTGATAAGTGCAGTAAATGCGGCAATACTGAATTGAGTAGTGATGAAACTTTTTAGCATGCATAACGTTGGAGATATAATTGGTGGATGGTTTTCACCATCCATTTCATATCGCTTGTTATGTTTTTCACCCCTATAACCAAAGAATGGAAAGGATTAGAATGAAGGTGTTAATTGCTTGTGAATATTCCGGTGTAGTGCGTGACGCATTTATTAAGAGAGGCCACGATGCAGTGAGTTGTGACATTTTACCAACAGAGAGATCCGGGCCCCATTATATGGGTAATGTTTTACCCCTATTGGGTGAAGGGTGGGATCTTATGATTGCTCATCCACCGTGTACAAGATTATGTAACTCAGGTGTTTGCTGGCTTGACAAAAGGAACCTTTGGGACGAAATGAGAGAGGGGGCCCGGTTTTTCAAAACTTTACTAAATGCGGACATACCTAGAATTGCTATAGAGAATCCTATACCACATGGTTATGCGGTGAGAGAGATTGGTAAAAAATATGATCAGATTATACAGCCTTGGCAATTCGGGCACGGGGAGACAAAGGCCACTTGTCTATGGCTAAAGAACTTGCCAAAATTAGAACCAACTAGAATTGCTAAAGGAAGAGAGCAGCGATTGCACATGTTGCCGCCTTCTAAAGATAGGGCGAAGTTGAGGAGTAAAACGTATTTTGGTATCGCTGACGCAATGGCAATTCAATGGGGTTGACCTATACCCTGTGAATAAATATAACGCCCATTATCAGCGGCGGGCGTTTATCGTCCGCTGCATAATTTTGTTATAATTGGAGGGAATATAAAATGAATGAATACGATGTAAAAAGATTAGCTTTGATTTTGGCCATACAAGCAGACATTGAAGGAATGAAAATTGAAAACAAGGTTAGGTTGAGTAACAATCAATCACCAGCATATCCCGATGGTGAATTTATGATGAAATCGGAAGAATTAAGAGAACTGGCCTATAAACACAATGAACAATTATAACGTTGGTGCTTACCGGCAAATAGGCGGTAAGGAATTGGCTGTGACGGGTTGCCGCGTACAGCACTTTGTTAGCCTTAGAGAATGTGGCGTACAGAGCCACGCTTATGAACGGCGTACACGAGGGAAGATGACTTGAATATGTTAGACTTATTTTCAGGAATCGGCGGATTTCGATTAGCAGCGCAAAGGGTTTGGGGGGAATCTCTAAACTGTAAATGCATGGTAGAGCTTGACCCGTTCTGTCAAAAGGTACTTATGAAAAATTGGCCAGGAGTGACAATACATGACGACATTAAAACATTCAAGGGGAGCGGATGGGGAACAATTGACATTCTTACCGGGGGGTTTCCATGCCAACCGTTTAGTGTTGCCGGGAAGCAGGGAGGCCGGGAGGATGACCGTTACCTCTGGCCTGAAATGCTCCGCGTTATTAAAGAAGCAAAGCCCCGTTGGGTTGTTGGGGAAAATGTTACTGGAATCATCAATCTGGCACTCGACGACGTGCTTACTTCGTTGGAAGGTGAGGGGTACGAGACAGAAACGTTTATTATTCCAGCTTGCGGTGCGGACGCCAAACACAGAAGGAACCGAGTCTGGATTGTTGCCAACAATGAGGGGTCGTTTGACGGGCAACCTATCCCCAAAGAGGTGTGGGGACAAATTCAACAACTTAGAATCAGTGTTGAGTCGGCAAATGTGGCCAACCCCAAGTGTAAACGAGCCGGGGTGGAAATACAGGACACCAGTAGACAAGAATGGAAATGCACCAACCCATCACAATCAAAGATGGTACGACAAGGAAACGGGGCGGTTAATGCAGAAAGGATTGGAGCATGCAGTGAAGATGTGGCCGACAATGACCGCTTGCGAATGGAAGGGGAGAGGCCCGAACAGCAAACAAAAGGGATTAACGAACGCAATTGGATGTACGGGTGGGAGCCTGAACCCTCAGTGGGTCGAGTGGCTGATGGGATACCCTCAAGGGTGGACAGACTTAAATCACTCGGAAACTCAATAGTGCCGCAAGTGGCTGAACGAATTTTCTGGGGGTTGCGCTGTGTAGAAGAGGCATTGTGTACGCAAGGCTAACCACTTCATAACCTGCCGCTGTAGTCCACGGTCAGGTTCATGAACAGGTTAGACAAAATAAAGGAGAGTAAATATTTGATAAAGCCACATGTCTTCCGAGTAGTTCACGGCAAGGGTGAATTACTAGAGGGAGGAGAAGTTACCAGGTATCGGGGAATGAATTTCCATACCTGCAATATAAAAAGTAAAAAGAATATCTGCCAGTGGTGTGGCGAGCTTACGGATAACGAGAGGTTTTGCACAACCGGCCACATGTGGAAACATCGGAAAAAGGTGAAACGTTACGCAAAGAACGTAACATAAAAAACGGATTGTTATAATGAAAGAACTCCCATTTTCAAAACAGAAACAAGTTGGACGGGGTGCTATAGACGTAACGGAATATCGTAATATGGTATGCAAAGAAGCTGATCTTCAACGGCAAGCAGAGGAGTATTTACAGGTTCAAGGTATACCATTTATCAGGGTACCTGATGCGATATACAAAGCGATTTTTTCAAGCCGAACAATTAAGCCATATATTAAAGCGTTGATTTCAAGATTCATTAAGGGTTTGCCGGATCTTATAATTTTAGACCCCGCTGGCCGCTGGAATAGGGCCTGTTGTATTGAATTAAAATCGGCAACTGGAAAATTATCGCAGGGCCAAAAGAATTTTGCTAAACGAGTTAATGTAGTTGTCAAGCGTAATTTTGAAGATTTTGTAAAAGAAGTTGAAGAGTTTTTAAACGGGAAGGAATAGAGATTCTTGTTGACTTTTACGATAATTTTCAGTAGATTAATAGTGTATAAATAACGGGTTAAGTAAATGTTAGAATTGAATAAAATTTACAACATGGACAATATGAAAGGTATGGCGCATTTTTCTGATAACTATTTTGAGTTGGCGATAGTCGACCCGCCGTATGGGATAAATCGAAGTAAAAATTTTGGCATGAAAGAATTTGGATGGGTTCAACACAAGCGGTCTGAATGGGATTCTGAAAAACCAAAGCCTGAATACTTTAAGGAATTGTTTAGGATTTCGGAAAACCAAATAATATGGGGTGGGAATTATATGGTTGAACATTTAAAGCCATCAATGGGTTGGGTGTTTTGGGATAAGGGACAGAGAAAGTTTTCTACCAGCGATGGAGAGTTGGCGTATACGAGTTTCAATAAAAAGTTAAAAGTTTTCAATTTAAGCCGGGCTGGTGCGTTGTCGGATAATGGGGGCAAGCCAATACACGCCACTCAAAAGCCCATAAAGCTCTACAAATGGCTACTCCACAACTACGCCAAACAAGGCGACAAGATACTTGACACTCATTCCGGATCAGCCAGTTTAGCAATAGCCTGTGAATGGATGGGATTTGATTATATCGCATTTGAAACAGATATAGACTATTGGACTGACAGCTTAAAAAGATTAGAACAGGAACGGCAGAAGATGCAACAGATAAAAATGGAGTTATAAACAAAGCGACTGGCCTTATGTTCTTTTATAAATCTTAAAATATTTGGATGTACTTTGGGATTTTCGAGCTAACAGATATTAGCAGAGGCCGGTCGTTTTAAAAGGATGAAAGGGGAAAATAATGAAACAAACAGAAGATGAGCTTTTAGGAAAATATCATTATTTTTATGGATTTTTTGCAGACCAACACGAGCGGGTTATAGCGGCCCTTTACGGTCACGGTCGTAAACATTCAATAGGTGAAGACGAGCAATTTTTACACCACTCCGCAAATTACCACGCATGGAAATCCCTCACCCATCTTGTGCGTGGCTGTTTTAAAAAGATAGACAAGGATAGCGAAGTACCACATTGGACACTTGCACAATTGAGGCTATACATGGCTCAGAATAGGAGAAAGTGAAATGTTTATACTAAAATGGCTTATGATTATTATATGGCCTATAGGGCATATTTATATAATTAGTAAGGGTGTATGTTCTGTATTTATGGTCAGGAAAAAAAGGTATTGGTTCCGGCCATATTGGTATACACGGGGAATAAGATTAATGAAGTTCCGTGAAGCATTATATTTATCGATGTATGCAGAATAGGAGGGGGAGGTGTAATTTGTACATGACAACAAAACGTGTACAGGAAACTGTAAGGGTTGTACATGAACAGGAGGGGATTATGAAAATAACAGTAACGCCGGAGGGCAGAAATGGTGTCTGGTTGGCAGACAAGGATAGTATTATAGGGTTTATAAATCAATATAAAGAAGAACAAATTCATAATTTTATGCCGGGTGGCGGGGTAATTTTAGGTGTTGGCTGGGACAAACAAAGCGTTATAGATGAGATTAACAATTCTACGAGAATAGGTATACTAACGGGCGAGGCGTTAAGTAGAAATATGCGACATGCTTTATCTGTAATTTCAAATAATAAACTTTATGTGTTCGATATTGGAGAGATAACAGAAAACGATTTACATGTTGAACAAAGACCGGAGGCATAATGGATAATGAAATATTAAAAAAATATATTCCATGTGCAAAAAGAAGGTGGGAGGAAATCAGACGGGGAAAGGGATTGTGTTATAAATGTGGCGCACCTAAAAGATCACAATTTACTAAATGTGATAAATGTCTTGCAAAACATAGGAAGCTAGTATTTGAAAATACGCAAAAATGGAAAGCAAATAATCTTTGTATTAACTGCGGGAAACCATTAACTGAGATGGATGCTGGATTCGTAAGCCACGAAAGAAGTAATTGCAAACCGTCAAGGAGGACACCATAATGGAACTTTTAAAAGCTGAAATTCCCTTGAATTGTGAAATAGCATTACACGGTGATACACATATCGGTTCAACCATGTATCACCATGCTGGTATCAATAAGATGAAAAAATGGCTTTTGGCTAAAAGGGATAGTAGGTTTTTTGTACATATGGGTGATGCAATTGAAGGAATAACAGTAGATGATAAACGTTTTGATTTCGCCTCATGTGATGAACCTATACCATTAGAGCAAGTCAAAAGAGTGGTTGAAATTTATAAACCAATAGCCGGTCAATGTTTGGCATGGCTTAAAGGTAATCATGAGGATACCCTGAAAAGGTTTGGTGACCTGTCAAAATTAATGACAGATGAAAATCATTTAAATGTACCGTATGGAACCTGGACTTGTAAATTAAAATTAACACATAAAGAAAAACAAATTTGTAAAATGTTCCTCTCTCATGGTTTTAGGGGACGCATAGTTTCAAATGCAAAAGATTATGAACAGCAACAGGCCAACATGAAAGCAAGTCTTAAAAGGAAATTAATTCATAAAGCATCAGATTGTCTTATCATGTGTATTGGTCACACCCATTTACTTTTAGTTTGTCCACCGGCAGAAAAGTTAATATTAAGATCAAATGATGAGGAGTTAATCCAGGAATATTTAAAAGCTGGGAACGGTGCCGATTCTTATATTGAACCAGATAGAAGATGGTACGGGAATACCGGATCATTTTTAAAACTTTATCAAATCGGAATTGATGGGTACGCAGAACGCGCCGGTTACGATCCAGTTGAGCTTGGTTATTTAATAGTTAAAATACGTGATGGGATAGTTCAAGACATAGAAAAGGTTGTATTATGAAAATATACTGTAAGGATTGTAATGCATATCTCGGAGAGGTTAATAAATGTAAAATATTAAAGGGTATGATTAGACTATGTCCTACCTGTTATAACAAACTAAAATTGGCGGACAATGCGATGAAAAGCAAACGGAATACCGGCGGGACTGAATCGATGCCGGATTTCTTTAAGGATATATTTAAATTATAGGAGAAAGATCATGATTAATGTAGAACTGAAAGACAGTGACGTTAAAAATAGAAATTGACAAATTAAATTAATCACTTGACAATGTGATAAATATTTATTATATTACGCAATATTTAAAGGATGTGAGATATGACAAGTAATTACAATATAAGTTTTGATGAGGACGATCCGAGAACGTTTGAAGAGGGCTGTGAATTATTAAAAAGACATACAAAAGCATTGGACAGAATCGGCAAGGCGCTTGGCCGTGGTAGTATAAATCGTATGGTTATGTATGATTATGTTAAGGAAAGTGAAATAGAATTATAAGTAAGGGTGATTGAAATGCGAATTGAAAATATAAACATTTCAGAAATTAAGCCATATATAAGGCAATAGAATGGCAAAGAACAATCCCAAAATAGATCAAAACGATCCACAGGCTAAGATAATAATAGACTGGGAAGAGTTTGAGAAATTATGCTCCCTACAGGCTACCGAGGAAGAGATTGCTGAATGGTTTGGGTGTGATACGTTGACATTAAGACGTAAAATAAAAGGTAAGTATAAAGTAACATTTGAACAGGTCTTTAAAAAGAAGTCTGCTAAGGGTAAAATATCATTGAGAAGATTACAATTTCAGAACGCATCTGGTATAAAGAAAGATGGTAAATTTTTAAAACTACCAAGTGATACAATGCAGATATGGTTAGGTAAACAGCACCTGGGCCAAAAGGATAGAAGAGAGCTTTCAAATGACCCGGAAGCACCATTTAATTTTTTAGCTTTAGTTGAAGCATCTCAACAATGTAATACCAAAGAAGATTTTGACAAGATGCATGGTAAAGACAAAAAAGAAACGGAGGAGTAAGATGAAAAGATCAGATTTGAAAACGGGTGACAAGTTTAAAGTGGCACAGAATGGTCGCGTTAAGTTATATAGTGTATTACTAGGCACAAGGAATGGAGATATAGTTTGTACTGAGGCTGGTCTTTGGGGTGAGCTTGAAGATTTACCAAAGAGATCACCATTAATTGTAAAATTGATGGATGGGGTGATACATGTATAAAGCAAGTCTATATATGTTTAAGGCCTCCGGGATTTATGACTGCTAATTTTGATAATCCCCGTTATTACAAGCCCGCCTTAACAGTGCGGAATAGGAGAACAGTGGAAAAGACAGAGTATGAAGAGTTTAAACAGTTTAGTAGTTTATTAAAGGATTTTGGTGATTTTGCTGATGGTTGTCCTATTTCTGGGTTTGGAGTAATTTATAGAGATAAAATGCTTGCGGAATTGCTTAAGGTAAATGTTACAATATTAACATTACTATCAAAGTTGGTATATAAGGGAGATGGTCAACCAAAATAAACAACAGGAGAAAAAAAGATGAAAAAAGTAGTTGAATACAAATTCGGATTAGACGAAATGGTTGCAACTGATTTACGTGGGCCTGGTAGAATAAGTATGTTAGGGTTTGATGATTCTGGTGTGGTGTACTTTGTTAAAACGAAAGATGGTGGCACATGGTTTAAGGAGAAATTCTTAACTGCCAGATAGTGGAAAGCAATAACAGAATGTAATTAAATCGGCTGGATATGTAAGGGAGTGAAGATGGGACAGTTTGAAAAGACAGTACTAGAGCTAAGCGAAAAAGCTTTTAGGGGTGGAGCGGTAGCCATTACGAATAAAGAAATTGAAACGCCATTTATTCATAGCTCCACATCTAAAGAAATTGAAAACATAATTAAATCAATGGGAGAGATATACAAAAAAGATTTAGCTGTTTATTATTTAGAGGAAAGCAATAGATGAAAAAAACCTTAAACATAGTTGGAGAGAAAAATGGAAATAGGAATTATAATAAGGATTATATTAAATGTAATGGTTATTTTTATGTGTGCGTTTAATATAATGAGAGAGGCGGGCAAAAAAAATGTTCCCGCAGTGGCGGGGTTTTTATTGGCATTGTTATATTCTATGGCATATGTTATAGAGATTGCTCAATGATGAGTTTTGCCAAAAATGTTTATGGCATCAGTTTAAGTTCTGTTCATTTGGGAATATTGTCAAGGGTACGGTTAGGCGGTTTGGTTATGAAGAGTGTTACGAGAGGTAGTTTAAACAAAGCCGTTATAAGTCAAAAAATGTGGTTACCGATTCTAGGAAAAGATAAATGCAAAAAAAAACCTTAAACATCGGAGCAGGTACAAGAACATACAAACACTACCCTACAAAAGAGTATGATTGTATTAATATTGACGAGCGTGACCTGCCCGGAATTGATTACATTGTAGACGCGTGGGATTTAACAAGTAGCATCTTTAAGCCTAAATGGCATAACAGTTTTGTTACCGACGAATTTGATTATATTTTAGCGTCTGGTATTATCGAACATTTCCCTATTGCACAAACTGAAAATGTTTTAACGAAATGGATGAGAGTATTAAAGCCCGGCGGGATCATAGAATTTAAGTTACCTAATTTACGAGCTATTGCTGATTCTATAAGGAATGGTAGTGATTCAAAGAAAAAATCATGCCTGCTTTATGGTAACCAGGACTATCCGGGGAACTTTCATTATGTCTGCTTTGACAGGAAATTCTTTAACGAAGAAATTAATAAGGTGGGATTAACAGAAATCGAATATTGTGAAGAGGGTTTTAATATGATTATAATAGCGAGGAAGAAATAGGAGAAAAGAGATGAAAAGAATATTAATTTTTATCGGCTTGAAAGTGGGTGAGATTATCGGAGCAGGCGTGGCGTTGTTTCTGGTTAACTGGCCTGGTGTTCGGTTGTTAGTTCATATACGTGATGTAAGCGGGTTTAATTGGTTTGAAATTAATTTTGTCGGGACGATAATAGGGTGTTTATTGTTGCTTGGGTGTTTGGCTCTATTGTTTTTGTTTTATGTTATATTTATAGATGGGATACCCACATGGATAAAAGCAAACTGGAGAAAAGCCGGAGAAATTTCAGGGAGGAAAAGAACATGAGATATTTTACCTTTACAGCAATGACGGAACATGGTGGACAGTGTACCATGGATTTAAAATCTGAAACTTTTCCTAATAGGGAGAGATTATTTAAAAAGGTACAATCGTATGCGGGTGATATTCCTACAAATTACATCCACCTCGTATTTGCCCTTGAATTTAAATCAAAAGAAGATTACGACAATTTCACCAGGGAAGAGGACGAATAATGATTGAATGTATCTCAATAGAAGAAATTGATTATGACAACAACCTTTTGGACATATTGGAAATATTAAATAAAATGTTAAAAAATGAGAGTCTTGAATTTATTGCAGAAGGTGGGGAACGTGACGGATTTGAGATTGTTCAGCTTATAAAAATATAAAAAGAAACGATATAAAAGGGGAGGTAATTATTTGAGGAAAACATTCTTTGACCTGGGAAGAAGTAAAGGCTATAAAATATTTAACAAGCGATTGGAACCGGCTGGCCCGTGATGGGTTTGGTGTAGAGCTAACAACTGAGAAACAGGAAATATTACATCTTATTCAGCACAATAGAAAAATCAGTCTAAGATCCGGCCATGCCTGGGGTAAGGATTACATGGCCGCACTTTCCGCCAATTGTTATTTGTATTCTCATTATCCCGCTATCGTAATTTGTACAGCTCCCACCCATAGACAAGCCATAAGCATAAACATGGCCGAAATTTCATCAATACATCGTAATTCCAAAATACCGCTTACAGGTGAAGTCCTCACCAATATAATTAAATTCCCGTATAAGGGAAACAAAAACAAACCAGATACCAAGCATTATTTAATGGCATTTAAGGCCGGTGATAAAAGTATTGAGTCATGGACAGGGTTTCATTCACCTAATTTGTTTTTAATAATGACAGAGGCCAGCGGTATAGAGGATGCTGTTGATGAAGCAACCGAGGGGATATTAACGGGCGTCGATCCAAAGAAATTAATATTGTTCAATCCAAATAACAATTCAGGTTTTGCATATAAGTCCGTAGCGAGTAAGTTTTATGTATCACGGAAATTGTCTTGTTTAGATGCGGCAAACGTAGTCAATAAGAACAATGATATTCCCGGCCAGGTAGATTATCCGTGGGTAAAAGAACATGTAGAAATGTGGTGTAGGCAAATAGAAAAAGACGAAGTATCAGAGGCTAAATGCGATTTTGAATTTGATGGTAAATGGTGGAGACCGAACAATCTTGCAAGAGTTAAGATTTTAGGCGAGTTCCCCGAAGAAGATGAAAGCCAGGTTATTCCCATGCGTTGGGTTGAGTTGGCAAATGAACGTTGGCTTGAGGGTATAGGCAAGTTTGACAGGGACGCAAAAGGATGTGCACCATTAAGCCTCGGCGTTGACGTTGCCGGTATGGGTAGAGATAAAACTGTTCCTACTTTTAGATATGGTTCGTTTGTTGAGAAAATAGAAGAGTGGGATTTACCTGTTGACGACCCGGCTAAAATACACATGGCAATAGCGGGTAAGATAAAGCAAACATTGAGAAGTGGTGATAAGGATTTTGTTGATTCACTTGGTGAGGGTGCTGGTGTTCATGCAAGATTACTTGAAATGGAAGTAGATTCTGTTAGTGTTAAATTTTCCGAAAGTGCAAAAGGTTATACGGATTTAACGGGAGAGAGAACTTTTGCAAATATGCGATCATTATGCATTTGGGCGGTTAGGGATGCCTTAGACCCAAAACTTGAAGGGGCCCTTGCCCTGCCGCCCGATGCAGAACTAATGCAGGAATTATGTGAAACGAGAGTAAAGAATTTGAGAAGTGACGGGTCTATAGTTTTAGAACCTAAAGATGAGATTAAAAAAAGAATAGGACGCAGTCCCGATAAATCTGATTCTTTAGCGATAAGTTTTTATCCGGGTGATACTGATGCAATATTTTTTGTTGGCGGAGGTGAGCGATGAGAATAGGTGATTTTATTTTATTTGAGAAGAAACCAGACCAGGCGTTGGCCATAAGCCAGACTGCGGCATCAACACAAGCAAGATCAAGTTATTCAACAAGGTTTAGTTTTGATATTAACAAACCGATTATGCAGCTGTCCGGCGAGTTCATCGACAGGCTGAGGGGTATATTGCCTTGTATTGATCTTGTGCCGTCCATTTATAATTCGCTTATTGGTACGTTTGATTTTGAGACGTTTGGGAACAAATCAGCAGAGGACTATTTAAAAGATTTATATTCAAACGTGGTTGTTAATAACGTTTCTAAATCCTGGCCGGTATTTCAGAATCAGCTTGTTGATTCGGCTATTGCAAAGGGTGGCGCGGCTGGCGAAGCCGTACCATTGGCAAACCTTAAGGGCTGGCACCACCTGACCAATATAAACACTAATACGCTAAGATTTAAAACGGTAGACGATAAGCCCGTACTTGGGCAAGTAGACTTAATGGGGCAAGTAAAGGTATTCGAGAAACCAGAGTATATTTATTATATGGCTCCTGATTTGAGAGAAGGATTCCCGCAGGGTTTTTCAATTTACCACGGTATGCCCTGGATGACTCAAATACTTGAACGGCTATATCAGTGTATTAATAATGCGGCCTGGCGTGTAGGAGACCCCAGCTTTCTCATAACCGTAACAGGTGCGGAAAGCAAGAATCCTAAAGCAATGGCTCTAATGGCGAGGAATGCAGCGGAAAATGTACAAACTCAACTTGGTAAAGTCATGAAATTAAAACATGGCGGCAAGACCGGCGATGTCATTACAGGTTTGCCGTATGGTGGAAATCTGGACGTTAGCATTATCGGAGAAGGTGGCGAAAAAATGGTAACAGCTTTGTCTACTCCGATTGCAGAAGTGATGAAACAGATAATTGGTGGATCAAGATTACCTGACTGGGCGTTTTCACAAAATTACGGCAGAACGGAAAGTTTAAGCGATAACCAAGCCGATTTGTTAGCTGAGGGCGTAAAAGGTTATAGGTCTAATATTGATCCATTTGCTAACCGGTTTTTCGGTGAAGGTCTCGCAATGGTCGGAATGACAGGTATTAAGTGGGAACGTGTCTGGCGTGAGATTAGCTTTAGAGATCAAAAATCACAAGCAGAGACTCGCAAGGCCAACGCCTTCGCATCCAAGACAGAACTTGAAGTATTACTTGCGAAGATGGAAGCAGGATTAATGAGCCGTCAAGACGTGGAGACCGAACTTGACAGAAAGTTTACAGAAAGGGAATGGTACGATATAGAAAAAGAGTTATCGCTAAACCGTACTATTAAGGCTGTTTTGAAATAAATTCTTGACATTGTGAGAATAAATTGTTAAATTATAACAACTTTTAAGGAGGGGGATGTTATGAAAAATAAATGCGAACACAAATACGAATTTTCTAATTATGGATGTTTATATTTTTGTGCTGACGGTGAATATAGGCCTGGGTTTGAGTTCTGGAGGTGTTCTGAATGTGGGGACACTATAACACATAAAAATCCAAAATTTATTTAAGATCACTCGGAGATGAAACTTGTTATTTTATAAGTAAAGAGAAAAGGAGAATTATAATGGATAGCTACTCTGAGAATCTCGAGACAATGAAAATGATCGAAGAAATAACTTTACGGGCTCGGGCCATTTGTGAACAATGTGATTTACTTGTTTCAGAGGGCTTTACAAAGGTACAAATATTTTTTATGTTGGGGGAGATATGAAAGTAAATATTGAAATTGATCTAAATGATTTTTATAATGAGTTTGAGGGTTTAGGCGAATGGCTCCAAACTTGGGTGAAGGATGAATTAAAAAAGGAAATTAAGAAAAGTCCCGAATGGAAAGATTTTGTAAAAACTCAAATTGATAAGGCGGTGGATGGTGTTTGATGGAGAAAATTAAAAACTTTTTAGCATGTTTGTGGTGGGCAATAGTTAATATGGAAAGTGCAGAAAGGGAATATGGAGTCAATCAATTTTAAACAATATAGCATAGCAAAGGGTTTAATAATACCAGAGATTAAACCAGAGTATTTAATTGGCAAGGCAATGATACATGAATGCTCTGCCGGTTGTGCTATGAAGCTCGCCTCACAGCCCCACAGGTGGGACGAAGTAAATAAGTTAGCAAAAGAAACATTTAATAAGTACATGGATATAGTTGAAGAGCATGAGAAGAAATTGCTTGATGTCCTGGGTTTGCCGAATATTAACACTGTAAGAATAGAAGCAACAAAGGGCACAACTGATCCATATGTGCCACCCGCTAACGCAAGTGCTGCCGTGAGTACCATCCTTACGGACTGGGCGAATGATGTTGTCGGTAGTGAAGAGGTCTATCAGAATTCACAGCTGCAAGCATTTGGAATAGGCTTATCGAAAACTCAAAAGGCAATTCTTCGAGTTGCACCCAAGGACAGGATTGACGAGATAAGGGCTAATACTGTTTTCGCATCTTACGGTAATCCAAGATTACAAGCAATAGTCCGGGACGGCTCGACTCGAATAATCAAAGACATTACTGTCGGCAAGAAGAAATTGATAGAAAGAATTCTCGCAGACGGAATAATCAACAATTCCACACCTATGCAGGTAGCTAGTAGATTACATAAAATGGTAGGTGAGGGAGATGCCTGGCAGTGGTTAAGGTTTGCGAGAAGCGAAATAACTCTCGCAATGGAAGCCGCTTATGATGTACAGGCAGATGCACAAGGAATTAAGTATGATCAATGGTCAGCCGCCGGGAACGCTTGTGAGATTTGCTCACCGCTTGACGGGGACGTTTGGAAGCGTGGAGAGGGGCCGATACCGGTCGCAGATACACACCCGAACTGCTATTGTATCAGAATACCGTTATTTGAATATGATAAAGTAGTTCAGAATATCTGGACTGAACCTTCTCCGTATTTACAGGCGGCATAGAGGAGAGATATAATAATGAATGGGTATTTCATGGACGAGCCAGAGCTTGAATATAAAGTTGAAAAGGCATACGTTAATAAAGAAACAGCTCAAGAAAACAGTGTGGTTATTTTGTGTCAGTATTGTAAAGGGCCCATGAAAGCATCGTTAGGCTGGGAGGGCCTGTCATTTGATCCAGGAGCGTGTAAGCGATTTTATACAATGATTTGTGTTAATAAAAAATGTGGCGCATGCGGCCCTAAAAGAATAAGCGAAAAAAAAGCCATTGAGGCTTGCTTGGGGAAAAATAGCATAGGAGTATAAGATGAGTTTAAGAAAAAAACAAAAAGAACCGAATGGTTATATAAATGTAATAGATTGCAGTGATTGTCACTGTATGAGTCGTTGCTATGCTGAATATGAATGTAACCTTGGATACGGCATTAAATTAATGTGTCGAAAAGATGGAGGGATTATTTATTGTTCTACTGAGTGCAAACTTGTTGAGGTAATTACCAAAGACGGTGTTTATAAAAACAATAATATTATGGCAACAAGTTTAGGAATTTCTTGTACAGGAAAAGGAAATAATGGAACAATTAAAATTAATATTAAAATTAACTAAGTTAATAAATTCACTCTTTACTCAAAACGTTGAATTAAGGAAAAAGTTTTATTTATTAAAACGACAGAACGAATGTTTACAGAAATGTTTAAAAAACACACTTTACGGGAGAGTTTATTTAAACTAAGGAGAAGAAAATGAGCAATAAAGACACGATTTCAATTTTAAATAAGCGTGTGGAAGAATTAATAGAACGCATTTCCAAGTTAGAGGAAACAATTAAGCAGTTGATTTGCAAACATGATGGTGATGTAAAATTTAGTTTTGGGAGTAGAATATTTACAGGGTTTCACTATTTTAAAGAATGCTGTAATTGTGGGAAAGTATTAACCAGGTATCCCAGTATATACGAGTGGGAGGTTGCCCATGCGGAATACAACAAAGAAAAAGCCGATAAGGCAAAAAAGGAAGCCGACGAGAAGTTAAAGAAGGTGAGAGATGGAAAAGAAAAGATTTAATAAATGTATACCATACCATCTATTAATATGGTTTATGGAAAAGGCGTTCAATTATAAAGATGACAGAATGATGGAGCTATTTAATACCTTGGATACGGATGAGGACATATTTATACGTTGGGATTATATCGACAGTAAATTCCATAGCTACTTTCATATCCGTGTATTCTATGGCGAAGACGGAGTATTAATCACAACAAGTAAAGATGAACTATATAAATATTTGAAGACGTTTTATTAAAACAGGGGTTTAAGATGAGTGAATACAAATGGCAAATAGTAGGTTGCAAACTTGAATCTGCAAAAGATTGCAAGGTAAGTTTTAATGAATACGGATTGCCAATACATATCGACGATTATGGAATGGGAGCCTGTCATTATTCATTGATCAAAAGTAAAGATGAACAGGCAATAAGGCAAGTCATAGACGATGTGATTTGGGCTGTAGAGCGGTTGAAATGGGCAACGCAGAAGGCACCTAATGAAAGGCCGGAACTATTAGAAATAATTGTTAAGGGAAGCAGAAAATAAAAAAGGCTTAAGATGAAAACATATTGCATTGACGGCATTACTGTTGAACGGATAGACAGTGAACCGTTTAGTTTAAACTCGCATGGTTTTATTTGCTATCCATTTAAAGTAGTTGGCCCTGAAAATATAAAAAGAACGGATTTGAATAGGTTGTCCGGTAAAGAGCTTGATGGTAAAACAATATGTGGGGTTGAGTCATTTGCTATAGAAAACCAATTTAATGAAACTATTTCCATAGCGTTTAAAGTGGGGGCTTAAGATGAACACACAAATCAAAAGAAAAGATAAATATATGGCACAAGATTAAAGGGTTTTTCATTGATCGTAATTGTGTAGATATGAGACAATATAGCGGAGGTTAAGATGGACACGAAAATACATGATGCAACGCCCTCAACATGGGTTGACTTACCAAAGATGACAATTGAAACGGTAAACAGGGATAATGATAATAATACTGAAATACCGACAACGGTGATAAACATAGACAAGGCAACTATCACTTATTCATTAGGTCTAATGGATTGGCTTAAATATAAATTGTTTATGTTAAAAAACTGGTTATTAATTAAGAGGGGTTAAGATGGAAATATCATATACATATGAAACAAAAATTGCATCAGTTGAAACGTTGAGAGACACACCCGAAGAAAAGATAATAAAAATAATCGGTGGCCCATTCACAATTGAATTGTTGAATCCAGCGCTTGATGTATCAGTTGGTGATAAGCTAGAAGTTATCTCTAAAAAAGAGATGCATTTCTAATGCCAAGATTAATTTGTAAAATATGCAAAAAAGAAATATCAATATCATACATAGAACATGAAAAGATTGTAGATATTAATAACTGGATTTGTATTAATTGTGTGTCGGTTATCTATACAAAGGATTACCCCGCTGGGAAAGTTACTTTATTTACACCCATCGGTACGAGCGAGGACGGAGCGGCCTTGGGTGATCTGATAATGTCACAATTGGTTTTTGACGAATACAAAAAAGACAATCCAGATGAAACTGTTATAACGACACGGCCGGGAGACAATGCACTTGAAATGATAAAAATCTTAAAACCTGACAAGATATTTGTATCTGAGTTTCTATGTGACGACAAGCAGAAAATAGAAAAGCTGCCGCAGGTTATAAATTATAGAATGATGAATGAGCTTTGCAATTATGCGAGAGACGGGGTATATCCAAAGAACATATTTAAGCCGGATTACGTGTTACCAGAAGGCTTTGATTATGTTGTTTTACACATTAGAAACATATCAAAGGGCAAGACTAAGAATATGTCTCTTGAGGAAGCATATAAAATTACTCTCTCGTTAAGTAATAGTAGACAAAAAATTATAGTAGTGGGTAACGATGCGAAGGTAACAAAACATCTTCCTTTGGGTGCCAGGGATTTGCGGTGCATGTTAACCCTAAACGAAATTGCCGGGGTGCTTGAAAATTGCAAGCTGTTCATCGGCAAAGACTCGGGAATGGTACACCTTGCGGCCTCATGTGGATGCAATATAATAGCCTATGGATTCGTAGCTGATAAATGGCATCCTAAAACTGACAAAGAGAAATACAAAGCGTTCAATAAAGACGTTAAGTTTGATATGGTGTTAGATGAAATAAGAAATTATTTAGAGGAGATGAAATGAGAAGAGCAAATATTGAAGTTGATGATAAATTAAAAAATGAGCTTGAAAAATGGACAAAAAAGACATGGGACATATGCGGTAAAAAGGTTCATATCGAGACCGAGACTTATTACAAATTATATGACTGTAATTATAATGGAGTCCCCGACGGTGTTATAAAAAATTTCGTAAGAAAAGAAAATGGCGAATTTGATTTAGAAATTATAAAATTTGATAATGGCGGTACCCTAAGAACAAAAGGATGGGGCAAGGAAAGATAACTATTTCAAGGAGAACTAAGATGAAAACATTTTAATGCTTGACTTTAACGTAAAAAATGCTTATATTCTTTTTAATTATGAAAAAGGAGTTAGTTATGCCGAAATATCCCTGTAAGAATTGTGGTGCGATGGTTAGCATCAGCTGTTTAAAGGAAAAGCAATTAAAAAATAAGAATGTCAAATATGCTGATTTTGTAACAAGATGCGGATCGTGTCCAGATGTCAAGACCGTCAAGAAGTCTTCAAAGAAAAATGATGGTAAATCTGGAAAAGTGCGTGGTGGGATAGATAAATTTTTTGGAGATAGTGAAGAGAATTTTGAAGGTACTAAATAGTTGCAGGTTAATCTTGACATAACCAAATTAAGTTACAAGACACAAAACAGAATAAGGCTATTAATAGAATTATTAGAAAATAAACAATCAGTCGGCGGAAAATGGTCGGCGCATAAAGGGGATTTAATAATTAAAAAAGAAGTAGATTTAAAATAAAAAAATAAATAAATAGCCGAACCACTGCAACGCAAAGTCGGATATTCCTTAACGGGAGTATTCGACTTTTTTTATTATGGAGGCAGTATGGATTTTTTAGAAGAGTCACAGCGTAATTTTGTTTTCTCGTGTTATCCTAATTTGAAATTTATCAAAGAAGGCGTACGTGCGGAAAGTGGAACTGTAAGATTTTCTAAAGAAGTTTTTAAAGATCAAATAGAATGTGAAAAATGGATATTAAAAAATACGGATGAAGATGTTGAGATAGTCAAGGAGTTTAATAATGTAACAGCCAAATCTTTAGAAATAACAGATGCGGACTGGGAGTTAATTAAAGGGCGGCTTGTAAAGCCTGAAAAGTTTTTAAATGGCAAGAAAGACTTTACAATATTCGAGGAGTATCTTGCCTTTAATGCTTGGGATAGAGATGAAGAAAGATTCCCAAAGGAGTTTTTAAAACGATTAAGCGATACGATAGTTGGCAAACGTAGACTACAGTCGCATGATTGGTCTGGGAAATCCGGGATAGTTGGCCGTTATTTTAAATCAAGATTAGAAAAAGTAAGTATTGATGAAGCTGTTAAGTTAATGGGTAATCCTAATCCCGGTTTAAAAAAAGAACTGGATACGATTGAAAAAGAAGACGGCGGAATATTTTATATGGTTCCCACTTATTACGTACCCAATGAATATGAAAAAGAGATCCTCGCTATTTCTGCTGGTCTCATTCCGTCGTCAATTGGTTTTAGGGGTGCAAAATTTGAAGAAGTTAAAGACGATAACGATAATACAATAGGATGGAAATATATTTTAACATCAAGAACCGAATCTGTTGAGGGTTCTGGCGTTGGTGTAGAAGCTCAATTCGGAGCAGAGACCAAAAAGAATCTATCCGGTGATACAAATATAAGCCGCTCCGATTACGAGGGCGAAAATGGAGAGTCCCGCTCCAACAAAGAGGGCGAAGGAATCCAGCACAAGAATGTTAATGGAGGCACTATGAAAATTAAATCCCTCGAAATGGAAATTGAGGTTAAGGATTTAAAAGAACTTGACAAGGCGGGGTCTGACATAGACGAAAAAGTCCAGCCCATACTTGACAATGTTAAAAGTTTGACCGATGAGGTAGCAAAGTATAAAACAGAAAAAGAAGCACTTGATGAAGTATTCGGTGAAGGTGTTAATCCCGAAAACCTGAAAGGGCTTATTGATCTTGCGGCTGAACTAAAATCCGACCTTACAAATGAGGTTATAAGATTACAAGTTTTAACAAAGGCGTTACCAGATGAGCCGGAACGTGTCGAGACTCGAAAGGTAGCGGTTGAGAAATGGTCCATCAAGGAGATCAAATCTGCTCTTGAAGACTTGCAGAAACAGATTAACGTTCCCGCTGATGACCAGGCTTCGAGTAATACCAAAGAAACAGAAAAAGCCATAAACCCAAGATTGTATGAATTAAGTTAAGGAGAATGCAATGAGTGATATATTAGCGAAGGGCGGCGGAACTATCGGTGGATTGATTGTACCTGGTTGTATACCGGATGCGACTTTTCTTGCTGAAATAATAGTGCTTGAAGCTGCCGCAACCAAAATAGAGGGTAGATTGGTTACCCTTACATTTGCAAACAACTATGAAGTTACAAGTGCCGCTGCTGGTGCCACGCCTGACGGTGAAATTATCGCGTGTCGTAAAACTACGCAGGCAGCCGGTAACAGTTACGATTTATCAGTTCGTCTTTTCCATTTTGTGGATCAGAACAGTGTCCATAATTCACCGAATGCCATTGTCACGCTTAAATATGATGGAACCACAGCCTTGCAGGATACCGCTATGGTTGACGGTGCTGATTATACATATGTCGAAGACGGCGGAGCGAATGGATGGGGTGCTTGTATTTCTATAGATACGAGCGCAGAAAAGGCCGATTTTTTATTTTAAGGAGGCATCATAATGGCTAAACGAGAAAATGGTTTGAAGGGCGTAGAATTTATAGACGACAACTTTGATGTTGGTATTTATGAGGACGCCCAAAAACAATGTAAATCAGTATCAATGATACTCGAAGATATGAAGGAAGAAAAAGAAGGCGAGCTTTCGCCGTATTCTGGCATGACAAAGTCCGAAGTATTACAAACAAAAACTCTAATGCGTAAGGCTGGTCAGATTGCACCATTAACTGCTTTTGAAACTTGTATCGCAAAGGCTGGCATTCGTGGAACGGATAAAGTTGGAAAGTTCTTTGAGTATTCCGGAACTGATGTTTTATTTGGTGAAATGATTTCAGATCAGGTTTATACCGGCGAATTGAAAGTTTCACAGGTTCCCGAATTTTGCTATGCGCAAACCGTAATTGAATCGGATACATTTAAAAAATTGTATCTTGATGAAGACGAGGACGATATAGATTTAAAGGATATTGTCAAATTGCAGGATCTGCCAGAGACCAGGATTACAACGAGCGACAGGGTTGTAAGGCTGAACATGTACGGACGCTATCTTAAAATTTCCAAATACGATAAAAGCGAATTGAGTGTAAAAGCCTTTAACCGTTTTATGCTTAAAATCGGCCAGCAAATTGGTGTACGTAAAACCGATTTGATGTATTACAGATTGAGAAATGGCGACGGCAATACAGGAAGCACACCCGGCAGTACGCTCACTTGTGGTGATGGTGCAAACGTGATCAGTTTTGCGAATACGGTTGGATGGGCGGCTCAGGCACCAACTCCATATAAGCTTGATAAATTTGCAGTACGTAAAGCCAACTGGATCACATGGATTACCCGACTCTATGATGGTAAAACTACTTCTATCGGTAGCGATGTATTCAAGGCATTTCCAAAAGCATTTGAATGGGACAGGGCTGTACTTACTGCTAATTATGGTATCGGTGTTGATTCAAGTTTCGCTATTGAAGAAATCTCAACCGGTGCGCCCCTTGTAGAAGCTGAAAAATTAGTGCGAAGCGTGTCAGACGGAACAGCAATATCAACAATGTATGAATTTACCATTGGTGATAATGATGCTGTTGCAGTTCTTAACATGGCATCTTAAGGGAGGCAAGAAATGACAGATAAATCTAAAATGCTTTGGGCCTTGCCGAATACCGGTAAAGAATTACAGCTGACCGATTCAACTGTTGTCTCAAGAGTAACAGATGAAAACGGCAAAATTAAAATTGAATATTTTAATGTTGCATGGGGTGAAAAGGAACTCAAGAAACCCAAACAGGTTCCTAACAGCCCAGAGTTTGCCGGTTATGCTAATATTGGTTATATAATTTTTGTTGATGCGCCTAAAGAAAAAAAGAAATCAACAGATGTGAATTATACAGCTAAGGCAAGCGGCGAAACAAAAGCGGCCAACAAATCAAAGGAGGCTAAAAAATGAAATTAAAGAAACTATTTGTTATAAGTTTTTGCCTTTTCATGGCCGGTGTTTCTTTTTCTCAAACAGCACGGCCTTCCATTAGGACGAGCTGGTTTGAAACTGTTCAGTGGATTCTAACGGGTGAGGAAACATTAACCTATAAAACACTTACAGATATGACAATTACAGGGCTAACGGCTCATACTAACACATCTGCATTGACAACCGGCACCATCCGATCTTATACTATCGCCCAAACTCAGACTGGTGACGGTGCGGCTATTCTCGAAGCATTGAGAGTTGATATTAATTCAGCCGTACAGACCGGAGCTTGGGCGAATGCAATTGTCGGAGCCGTGAATTACATCGGGGCTACCGGAGATGCCGGCGGCGGAATGGCAGCGGCCATGTGTTCAGAGGTTACATTACCGGCCATTGCCTCACCTGGCGGATCATATTTTGCGCATGATTTTGAATTTAATGCGCCAACGACTTACACCGGAAATACAAGCAATAGTTTTAATGTTGCCTTCCTCAGATTTGGATTGTACGGAAACGCTACTGCAATTGCATCCTTTGAGGATGAATCGTATTTCATGCGTGTTGACAATGCCTTTACAGATGCAACGGGTAATATGTGGTTTGATAATACTCTCAGAATTCAGATTGAAGCCACTGATTGGTTTATTCCATTGTCAGATGCAGAGGGTGAATATTCATCTGCCTATGCAATAGACATTAGTAATGCAACGGACGCATCAAGTACTACGACCGGATCAATTGCAACCGACGGCGGTTTGGGAGTTGCCAAGAAAGCATTTATTGGAACCGACCTTGCCGTTGACGGTATTTCTAATCTTGATAATACTGATATTGACGGAACGTTCACTATGGACGGGACCGCCTTTGATGTTAATTCAACAACCACCGTTACAATTGACAATACCAATACAAGTAATGGTGTTGTAATTAACGCTGTAACAAGTGGTAGCCCTGTTTCTATCGGTCATACTACATCGGAAACAACGGTCAATGATAATCTCACGGTTACCGGTGATGCAGATGTTGTGGTTGCTTTTACAGCCGGATCGGTTGGGTCTGATGCAGCCGTTACCGCAACCTCAGGAATGGATATTGGAACGAGTCAGGCTATTGTTGGAACCACTGCGATGACAGTCGGAGACGGAACGCAGACAGTAAACGTGAATTCTTCTGATTGGAATATTGGTGCAACTGGTGACATGACCGGGATTGGCACTTTTGCGGCTGACGGACTAATGACACTTACTGCCGTAACAACCGGGATTGATATTAACGGGACATCCGCCGGTGCAGATGTTAATTATTATTCTATAGATACTGACTATGACCAGGGTGTTGTTTCTGGTGGAGTCTATGGTAGCCGTGGAAACATCACTGGGGTAGGCGCTTATGTAGATTGTATTGGTAATATAGATCATGTATATGCTACCCGTGGCGGTTCGTATATGGCAATGGCGGCTGATGCCGAAGCAAATCAGTTTTACGGCGGTACATTTAATGCTAATGCTTCAGGTGCTCACACGTTTTCGCTCCGTGATGGTATGGCGGGATTAAAAACAAGTGTTACCGTGGATGCCGCTGTGACTGATATTGACCATGCTGGTAGTACGGGTGACGGCATTGTCGCTGGTTTACATGTGTATACGGTGCCAATAGCTGTTGATATAAGTGCCGAGACTTTCGGTATTTATGAAAAGATTGGTGGATATACTGATTATGGTACATCAATTCAGGTTGTTGCAAACAATACAACTTCCGGGATACGTGTTCAGGTTACCGATGCAGCCGTACTTCCTAACGGTCTTGAAATTAGTGAGAGTGTCGGGACGATAACAAATGACATCCTATTGAGTGATGACTCGGTTATAAAAGGAGCTGTCACAAGTGGCGCAACAATTGGAGCTAGTGTAACCGGAGCTGTTCTTAAGAATTATGTCGGAGCCACGAACCAGACCATTATCACGTTCACAAATTACGCAATGCCGATTACAGATTCAGGCGGAAACGGTGGACATGGTACGCTTCTATTGGCAACATTCCCTGAAGGTATGATTGATGCTGACGGCTTTATTGGCGACATCGAAATATCAGAAGTAGCTGGAATCGATGCAGCTGGTACTTTCGATATGGGTATCGGAACTATTACTGTAGATGTAAGTAATGAAACTCTAGCCGGTGCAGAACAGGATTTAGTAAATGAGGTTGGTGGAACTCTTGTTGGTGGTGCTGATACTATCGATTTGGTTAATGTAACACTCAACCAGCTTGATGGACACACTACGGCAGTAGCAGTTTATTTTAATGTAGCCGTAACTGATTCAGACATGACCGCAACAGGATCGATGACAATGAGCGGAACAATAGTGATCACATGGTCGAATCTTGGTGATTATTAAAACATGAATAAATAATTATGGCGAGTAGGCGGAAAGCCGTTAAACGTCTTTTTGTCCTACTCGTCACCCTATGGGGGATAAAAGAGGAAAGAGGATATTATGAGAATAATAAGCGATGGAACTGGAAGGCATACTTATACATATGATGACGATGGTAATTTAATAAAAAGGATAATTGAAGCTGAAATATTCATTCCTGTTAGTGGACCGAACAAAGTACAGCTTACTTTTTCCGATAAAGTACAGCTTACTTTTTCCAATGTAGAATTAGACATTCCATTTGACATAGATGGGTTGACAAAATTAAAGGAAAAACTGGGGATTGATAAAGAACATGTTTCCTGAACTTTTAAAAATTGAGATAACGAGCAGATGTAATGCGAAATGTATATTCTGTCGCCATGATAATTATAAGGGAATGGATATGGATTTTGACATATTCAAACTTATTGTTGATTCGTTCCCCGAAACAAAAGTGGTTCATCCTCAATTTTTTGGCGAACCTACATTATATCCTCAATTTGTTGAAGCATTAAAATACCTTAAGGATAATAAAAAGCAAGTTTGTTTCTATACAAACGGGTCGTTTCCGTTAGGCAACATTAAAGACATTCTCAACACTCATCCAGACAAGATAATATTTTCCATCGAAGCCGACAATGAGAAATTATATAATAAGATACGCCCGGGATTAAACTGGAAGGTATTGCTTGCCAATATTGAGTTATGTAATAAATCGGTTAATGTAATTGTAAGGATGACAGTTTGCAAAGAAAACAAGAAACAGATACAGAGAATTAAAAAGTACTGGCAAGATAAAGGCTTAAAGGTGGTAGCCGTTCCCGAGGTACCAATAAGAAGAGGACGAGCTGGAAAGTATAATGATTATATCTGCAAAAGACCATTAAAGCAGTTTGTTGTTAAGGCAAACGGGGACGTGGTACTATGTTGTACTGATTGGTTTGGGAAATACGTTATTGGTAATGTAAAAGATGGGTGTGTAAATGTTTGGAATAGTAAAAAATTTAAAGAATTAAGGGATAGAATTAATACAGAAACCGCCCCGTCAATTTGTGATAGGTGCGGGTTTAGAATGAGATGAGGAGAAAAAAGATGAATAAAGAAATATGTTTTGTAACTGGGCATTGTTGTATTAGGGTCTTAAAAGAAGCTCAATGTTTAAAAGATTTAGGTTATAAAATACACCTTATTGTAGGCGGTGATATATTCGGTACCTTAACCGCTAACCCTGAAAAATTTATGACATTATTTAAATCTATTATGCGGTATGTTACCACTGAACAGATGGAACATTCCATAAAATTAATTAGCAAAGAAGTATCAATTTTCCACGTTCATAACGAACCAAGCTGGCCGGTTACTAAAATTAGAGAATTGGTACCTGATGCGAAAATTATACTTGATATGCATGATTCAAATTATTGGCGTTACGATGGATGTGATTGGCCGGAAGAAGATAACGCCGTAAGCAATGCGGACGCTTTTATAGTCCCGTCGGAGTCGTGTAAAAAAGAATTGTCTACCAGGACAGACAAACCGATAACCGCCTGTCCCCCGGCGGTGCCTTATAGCTGGTACGTACATTTAAAGCCTGAATCAACTGATGGACTCGTAAGTCATGGTGGTCATAATAACAAAGTAAGCTGGCGAAATTATACAGATATATACAGGGCCATTGTTAAAGACAAACCAATTTTTGCTTATTCTCCGCAGTTTACAATGGATGAGAACAAAACCGAATTAAGGGAAATTACTAATTACTACGCCGGATTAGGCGTTGGGCTTGGTAATCTACGATATTTTCAGCTGCTTGATATGCTTGGGAATTATACATGGAACCTCGTAGGCAATTGGAATAATAATAGCAAGGTTTGGCAATTTGCATTACCGAATAAATTTTATGATGCCGTTGCCGCCGGGATCCCATCGGTTGTTTTCAACGTGCCAGAAGTTGAAAGCATAATTAACAAATACGACATAGGAATTACGGCTAAGAAGCCAGAAAATTTAATTAACAAATGGAGCCTACATACGGAAAAAAGAAATAATTTAATGTTGTGTAGGAAAAAATTAAGTATGGAAAATTTCATACAATCAATAACTAAACTTTATAAGGAGATTCAAAGATGAAGAGACTTAAAAGATTAGCAGTATTATTTTGTGTAATTATGCCGATTGTTCTATTTGCACAAGAAAGCGATTCTGTTAAAGTTGTAAATTTAACAAAGGAAAATACCGAGCTATCACAGGAAAACAATCAGTACCAAAAAATAATCACAAGCTTGCTGGTAGGTGAAAAAGACATATCCAAAGTAGTGGCGGATTTATATCTTGAAAAATTAATATTAATGACCGACCGGGAGCAAATGCTTAAGGCCATAAAAGAAATGCAGGAACTTGCCCACGAACTTGAGAACGTAAAGACTATCGGCAATCTCGACAAAGTATTATCTAAGTATGGAATAAAGCGAAAAGTAACAATAAAGCAATAAAGGAAAAATGGAATGGCTATTACTATTACTGCCGCAAATGTGGTTGCCAGGTTAAGAAGTTTAACGACTGTCGACGTACCTGATGCTGTACTCGCTACGCCTGCTTATATTCCAGCTGCCGACGCTTGGGCTTCTCAGATTGTGGGATCTGACACTTTGACAGATAATAAAAGTGCTTTAATCGTTGCGGCCAAAATAGCATTTGTTTGTAAAAGGGTGATAGCCAGCGCACCCGTTGAAAGTTTTGACGTGTCCATTTTGAAAACAAAAGCAGTTACCGCAAATGACAGGCTTGCAATGATGGATATATTAGATATTGAAATAGGTGACTTGCTTACATCTGCCGGTTATACCGAATCGTCATTTTATGTTACCAGCTCAGGTGGTGACGATTACACGGTTGACGGAACGGATAACACGCAGATAGATTATACTGAACCAAACTTGACGGTGTGGCCATGACAAAAAAAGAAAGATTTATGTTATGGTTATTAAGAAATGGTGAAGCCTTTACGATTGCCGATATTAGCGGAACTGTATGCCCGTGTATGGCTTACAGGGCGCAGGGATATTCTGCTCAATATCATATTGATTTTCCACTGGCCGCAAAATGTAACGGAACAGGATTAATAAATACATCTTCCGTAACAGTAAATCTTAAAGGTATTTTTTACGATGCGGTACTTGCGATAAATAGAGTGATAATGTCGGAAGACATGAAAACGGAAATCGGTAAAATCAAAAAGGATGCGGTGATATTAGTTGGCACGGTAAACACCGCAACTAATGCATATTACGATTTATCTACGTTGGTGGAGAGGGAAGATACTTTAACCTGGTCGGGAAATACATACAAAATAAGAAAAGTATACCCGCTTGAAAATGTTGGACAACAGGCATTATTGGAGAGACGATCTTGAACCAGACTTATGTAACAAGTGCAGGATGGAGCAGAAAAGTAAACAGAGTAATACGAACTGTCCACCCCTCTATTGTAAAAATAGTTAAAGAATCGTCCGACGAAGTTTTGAAGGCCACTATTAAGAATGTGTCCGGGCCGGGAATACGTCCGGGAGTTACCCGTGCGGAAAATAATGCTATTGGCCAGATGCCAATCCCAAGACGTACAAAACAACTTATACACTCCATTAAACGATTGGTTATTTATAATTGGTTGCATGCTGTTTTTTCAGATCCGAACATTGCACCACACGGAAAATATGTACACGACGGTACGAGAAGGGCAAGGCCAAGACGGTTTCTTGGTGACGTAATGACAGAAAAAAGCAGGAAAATTTATAGTCAAATTAAAGGCGCGTTTTTAATGGCAATGAGAAAAGAGGGGTTACGTTGATAAGATCAAATAATATAGCAGACATACAAGAATGTTTTGTGCAATTATTTGATGCTTTGACATCTCCGTGGAGTACGTGGGATATAATTAATGGCTGGCCTGATACTGAAATACTAGAAGCGGCATCGAAGGCTTTTGTCTATGTGTTAAATCCGCAAAAATCAGGAAGCCTTTTTAGTCAGGGCGGAACTGCAAGAAATTACTGGAATATTATCACCGGGTTTTGGGTAACCCGAGACAAAGGCGGACTCAACGAGGTGGCAGCATGGCAAGCAGCTATAATTAATTTAATACAGAACCCACAAACAGTACACTCAACTGTTTTTACTGTCGAAATTGGAGGGACGACATTTGCCGACACAACATTAAAAGCGCAAAAAATATCAGTAATTGACATCACCGGACAGAGACCTATAGACACTGGAGACATTCAAGAATTTAGAGCAGAAGCAACCATAAATATAATAGCATAAGGAGCATATAATGTGCCCAACAACTCAACTCGCTCCACCTGATGCCGAAAAACAAGTACTCGGCAGATTTACACTTGCCCGGTTTATTCTTTGCGAGGCAGCAGCAGCTACGCCAGTAGCTAGTACAGACATTGAAGATTTGGTTTCGTGGAGTTCTGGTGATCCAAATGTAAAATTTTCATCTGAATTGTTTTCACAGGGTTCCGGTAATGAATCAACGGTAAACGAAATTGGTCATACGTGGCCTTTAACACTTGATTTCCACAAGGGTGCTGCGTGGGATAGACTTGCGGCCCTTAGGGGTGTTACACTTGGCACAAGCGATGACGCTGGAATGCCAATGGTTAAACAGAACGATTTCCCAGCATTTATACTTGAAATGATCGTCAGGGAACATGACAATAGTACACATCTTGGAAGTGTTATTATTCCAGATTTTATTATTGATTCCATTGCATGGGATCATCCCATGGATGACTCGCTATTTCAAATTAAAGGCCATACTCGTAGAGTGCCAACGGAAACATGTGCTGGATCTGAACTTGTATACGATGTATTTACAGGTGACGCATCTACTACTGATTTTACCCAGTCTGCCTCACCGCTAAATATTACCACAGCCTCAAACTGGAATCATCTTAGTTATGATGATTATTTCTACATCAAAGAGAAAGCGTCAACTGCATCTACCGGCACTTTAAAGAAAACAGGCTACAGCTTATCAGGTGTAACACTTTCAGCTGCTACCGCACCGGCCACCGATACATTAGTACAGACACTATACCTCAAGAAAACATAAATAGGGATAGAGACATGAAGAGTTTAATAAATAAAAGTTCAAAAATCTTTGAGGTTGCGGCTAATAGAGCCTTGACGGGTTTAGTACATGAAACAGTTGAAAAGGTTTTTCCCCCTAACGGTGGGAAAGCATTTGTACAAGCCTGTTACGGTTGCGATGAAACACTAATACCTAGAGATAGATTGTTTATAATGTTCGAATCCGAGAGGGGGGTCGTAAAGGCCCCGCTCTTGAAATCAAATGGAATGTCCGAGCTGTCATTCGAAGAAGCAGTAAACACCGTTAAGCATGGTGCAAATGGATTTTTCAAAAAACTAGACGAAGGAGAAAATGATGAGACCAATTGAAAGAATGAGAAAAGCGCAAGCAGAAAAAAATCTGAAAGTAGAGTTTGAATTTTTAGGTGAACAGGTTATGCTTTCCAGATTTGATATGATTTCAATTCAGGAAGAAATCGCCATTACGCATATTATAAAAAAAGAAGAGTATGCCAAAAGAGGGCTTGACAAAATCAGGCTTGATGAAAAGGCGTGGCGACAACACATAGACACCCGCAAGGCTAAACTTGTGGAGATCGGCAAAACCGCTAAAGAAATAAAAATCATTATCGACGCAGAGGAAGATAAAAAACCAACGTCAGAAGCGGACAGGCTGGCAAGTGAGTTTTCGGCAATGTGTGCATCGCAGGAAATAATTCCAACGTTTTTACAAGATCCCAAAACAGGCGCATTGTTATTTACCACCGACGCTGAAAAGGCAGAAATTGCTAAACTTGTAAAAGGTGATGTCGGCTTGATGACATTACTTTCTGAAAAGTTTATGAAACTAACAACTGCCATGTCAGAAATTGAGGAAGTTGCAAAAAACTGATTAAGGCCGGTTTGCTCCCGGAGTTTAATCTTCGGGTGCAGATCGCTCGTCAATTCGGGCTTTGGCCGTGGGATGAACGAATAACAGAAGCATTAAGTAATGATTACAAGAGGGCAATGTTAATAGCTTCTTTTGAAATCAAAACACCTGAGCAGAGTATAATTGAATTTTTATATAAGGAGTTTCCTGAAATTATAAAAGTGTATTCTGACAGGATAGGAACAGCGGCGTTAGTAGGTGGCACAAATGCGAACAGAGGCACTAAGGCCATAATGAACATGGACGGCTTGTATAAAGATCCAGAAGATGAAACTAATAAACGAATAAGCGGACAGGTATTAGTATTTCCGGGGAGCACAACAAAGGTGATAATGTGATAGGTTTGGGCGGATTCGGCGGACTCGGTGACATAGTTGCTCATATAGGAATAAGTGGCGACAAGCAATTCATTTCTAAAATGCGAGCAATGGATACGCAAACTGCGGCAACTGCCAAGATAATGAATAAGGCTTTAACGGTTTCTTTTCTTGCTGCCACTGCCGCTATAATTGCGTCCTTTACAGCTGCCGCTCAATTTGAATCTTCATTTGCCGGAGTCGTTAAAACCGTTGACGGCCTCGACGATGGTATGGGCAATTTAAATCAAACCGGTAAAGAATTGGCCCAGGGCTTTAGGGATCTATCTTTTGAAATACCCGTAAGCGTAAATGAATTAAACAAGATCGGCGAACTTGGCGGACAGCTTGGGATTGCAAAAGAGGAATTGCTTTCCTTTACTGAAACAATTGCTAAAATAGCCACAACAACAGATCTCACTATTGAAGCCGCCTCAATGGATATGGCGAAGTTTGTCAACGTTACAAAGCAAGTTGCGCCTGCCGGAATGTTAGCATCTGAACAGATTGAACGTATGGGATCTACAATTGTAGAACTTGGTAATAATACAGCCACAACTGAATCGGCAATTTTAGCAATGGCTACACGGATTGCAGGTGTTGGTAATATAATTGGATTAACACAACCAGAGATATTAGGTATTTCAGCTGCCATGTCTGCCGTTGGAATTAACGCCCAGGCCGGTGGAACTGCCATGTCAAGGGCAATGACAATGATGGCCACGGCAGTTGAAATGGGCGGCGGTGAAATTGAACTGTTTGCAGAAGTATCGAAATTATCAGTTGATGAGTTTTCAAGATTGTTTAAAGACGATGCGGCTGCGGCTATTTCTGCATTTTTAGTTGGGCTTGGTGAAATTAAAGAAGACGGTGGAAATACATTTAAAACGATAGACGAATTAGGGTTTTCAAATATTCGCCTACAGACTGCAATGTTAAAAGGCGCAAGCGCAAGTGATTTATTCACTAAATCCTTAGCAATGGCGAAAGCAGAATATGAATTAAATACCGCCCTGAATATTGAGTTCAATAAACGTGCAAGTACTTTAATATCAACGCTGAAAATGTTAGGTAATGTTTTATATGATGCCTTTATTGAAGTTGGTAATAAGTATCTGCCAGCATTAAAAGATTTTTTGAATAACCTAAAGGAAAACCCGGAAGCGATCAGGGATGTTGTAACCAATTTAGTCCCATTGATAGTTAAAATAGGACTGGCTGCGGGTGCAATTAAACTATGGATTTCAGTATCAAAAACATGGATTGCGCTTGGTTTACCGGTCAGCATTCTTGCATTGAAAACGGCATTTGCATCATTGACTACTTTTATAGTGGCTAATACCGCATTGCTTGCACCCTTGGTAATACTATTATTGGCAGCAGGTGCGGCAATGATAGTGGTAAATTTAGCCGCCAATGATGCTTACAAATCAATGGCATTATTAAATGCTGCTATTAAAGTACAGCAGGGGTTAGTAGACGAAAACAGGATGCGTTTAGAGAAAATGGTTGGAATTTATGAAGAGCTTGGCGAGCACGCAGCAGATGACATGGTCAGATTGAATGATGTTGAAATGACAGTAGCCGAAGCAACAGAAAAAATAAACGAACAGCTTGTGCTTATGAAGGAAAACGGAAAAGGTATTGCTGATATTGAATTAACATTTGATAAAATAGTGACGGTCGGGGGTGAATTATTTAATGTCACGGAAGCACTTGCCGATTCAGGTATAACCTTAACAAGTTCTGTTCAAAAACAAATAGTAGAACTTGAAAAATTATATCCATTCATTAAAGACGACGCACTAGCCACTTCTGAATTAACTGAAAAAATTAAAGAATTAAAAGAAAGAATAATGCCAGCAAGTGATGCAACAAAAATATTAAAAGAAAGAATGGGGGAATTTAAAGCAATCATTCCAGACATAAAGATTGGGGTATCTGATGCTTCTATTGAAATGTACATATTGGCAGACAATACAAAGGCTCTGGCTGATAAAACAAAGGAAGCAGCGGATGCGGCAGAGGCCGCGGCAGAAGCAATAAAAAAAGAAAAGGAACAGGCCATAGGTGCCGCTTATGCTTTGGGTGATCTTTGGGATGCCTTTGGTGATGGCGATCGGGTTATAAGTAATTTAATGACTGCATTTGAAAAACTTATTTCTGGTGATTATATTGGAGCCGTAATTGCTGGATTAAAGTTGCTATGGGAAGCAATTTCATCAGATGATAAAATTTCTAAAGTTGAAGAATTTGAGGCCGCTGGAATAAAAATGAATGCCGCTGTATATGGGGAAATACAGGCACTTGCAGCACTTGCAACGAGTTATAATCTAACAGACGCAGAAATAGAACAGGTAATTAATAAACTAGATGCACTATTTGAAAGTATTGGAAAGGTTAACTTTTTAATAGATCAAGAAACTATTGATATTTATAATTCATGGGTAACGGCACTGGGTTCAGCGGGCGCATGGCTAGCAGAACTACAAATTCAAATAGAGGGTATGTATTTATTGGACGGAATTTTTTCCCAGGCAGAATTACAGGCCATGTGGGATTATAGTTCTGCCGGACTTTCGGTTGCTGAACAATTAGAAAAAATACAAGAATTATTACTTGCTGGTGGCCCGCCGGAATGGTTAGCTTTTTTACAAGAGCAATATAATTTATTGATAGATACAACCGAGGCCCTTGTTGATCAAGAGGGTGCGGTTAATGGATTAGTGATTGCATGGGAAAAGTATTACAGTGTCTTATTTGAAGAATTTTCGACTTTTGAGCAAAACGTACAAACGGCAACTCAGGGAATACAAGATTTGTTATATTTTAATATAGACCTTGATACTACCGATGCTGACGAACAAATATGGGCGTCAATGCTTGCCATGCAGGCCTATCTCAGAACTTTAGATCCCAACTCTCAGGCTTATAGAGATGGTTACAAAGCATTACAGGATTTGTGGCTGTTATACGACCAACTCGGAACGGGCAGAACTCTTGATATTTCTTTTCCCGTAGACCTTGATCAACTTGATAATTTTACCAGGGTGACCGGGGAGATGAGCGATGCGCTTGGTGATGCGTCAGATCAAGCAGAACGTCTTGCGGCTGAGTTCGCAGAATTAGAAGGCAAGGTTATAATTATTAACGATTATATTAATTACCTAAATGCAGAGCTTGATATACTTTACGCACAACGCGACAGGGTAATAGAAATAAAAAATAGTATTGCGGAAATTAGCGAAGTGATTGAATTGTTAAACGGCGACGATGTTAATTTCTATCAGATTGACAAGATTTTGACAGATCTCGGGCTTAAATTGGATGCTTTTGTTATTCAGTGGAGTGCGGCATTTGGACAAATGTTAACAGACTATGAACAATTCGGTCTTGACATGGCGGCTGCCGATGCAGCAATTCAATTATTAATGGATTTCAATGTTGATCTTGACACAACCGATGCAGATGAACAAATCAATGCATTAATTTTTAAATGGTTAGCATATTTGGATACATTAGATCCAGGTTCTGCCGCTTACACAAGAGCAAAAAAAATGATAGATGATTTAATTGCAAGATTTGAAGAGCTTGGCGGAACCCTTAGTGAAGAGGATGCCATTGCATTCAATACAGCATTAGCGCAAGCGGCTATTGACGAACTGGAAGCCGAATTAAATGGTTTGCCCACAGAGTTTGAACTTAATATGGCCATACAGGAAACGTTGGATAAAATAGCTGAATTGTTGGCATTATTAAATAAAATATTATTAAGAATGCTTGAAATTGCCGGTATGGAACTTGATATAGAAATACCACCCCCGGCTGATCCTTGGTGGGATGAACCAATAGACTTAAAAATTAATATGCCCGACATACCAATAATCCCTCCGGCCGATAAACCTTGGTGGATGGACGAAATCGAACTTAATGTAAAACCACCCGACATACCAATACCACCCCCGACTGATCCTTGGTGGGATGAACAAATTTTACTTGAATTTGAGGTAGATATTGGCCCCAGACCGTCTGACGCTTGGTGGAACGAACCTATTACAATTGATCTTTATTACAATATTAAAACCATAGGCACACCGCCAACAGGTGGGGAATATCCAACTGCTCACTCAGGATATTCCGGCGCTGGAATCGGCAGAGAAATTCCCGCATTAATAAAAGACAATGAAGCAATTTTGACACCGGCATTAACAAGTAACATCGGGACTGATAATATCGCAGCTGCGAATAAATCAGGCAACCCGGCATCTCTTGGCGGTACACCCGTTAATGTAGAAATACACGAAGCCACGCCCTCAACATGGGTTAGTATTAATGACCAATATTTACAACCGAGAAATAAAGAAACTGATAATTACACAATAACGAGGAGTATTTTTTGAGTGTAGCATTAAAGATAGTCCCATATACTGGTAGCCTTAACGCGTCAACCGGGGTTACCACATACACCGCACAATCAGCAATAGAATTTGACGAAACAGAAACAAGAGATGTTGTTCAATTTCATCCTAAAAGTTGCGTTGTTTTGGAATCACAAAATAAACCACCGGCGGTATATGACAGAAACGCAACGTATAACAAGGACAGTTCATTAATAAAACTTTTTAAGGTGTCGATTTATCTTGATACGGTAACAACAAATAATAATGTTGACGCTTTATTTAATGAGAACTATATAAAACATAGGGTTTATTATGAATATAGAAAAAATGCGGCAACTTATACCGACTGCATCCTTGATCCAAATTATCAAAAAAAATATTTCTTTGGTGAATTAGGTGCGGGATTTATAACTACATTAAATTTCTTTGAATCAGTTACGCTTTTTTATCCACCTTCCGGTCGAAGGGTGTTCGTAGAAGTAACGATAGACCCGGATGGCAGAGCCATTAAACTAGACGGTTATAAAGATGTTGCAAATATAAGTCCCGTTGTAAGTGAGGTTAATTTAGACCCTAAAAGTTTGAATCAGTTAATACTTAAAGATATACAAATCACTTTAAACGATTCAAGAGAGTTTTACAATCCAAGTACCAGAAGCTGGGAAACAGATAGGTACTTACCATTTAGAAAAGAATTTACCACGTTAAAGGAAGCACCAAGCGCAACGTATGCAACGGTGAGCGAGCTGGGCGTAAATTTATTCAAAACAGATGACATGGTAATATTTTCAGACGGTGTTAATACTGATATTGTTAAAATAACTTATACTTCAAGCGTTCGGCAATATTTCGATTCTGATTGCCAGTATGGCGAATGTTGGCAAAGGATACATTTCCATACCGGTTCGCTTACTCATACATATTCTGGGGGTGACATAGTAACCTTGCAACCGTGGCTTGGTAAAAATGTAATAATACAAATTAGAGATATTACGCTTGGAGTGGCAACATTAAAAACTGTTTTTAGGGGGGTAATCAGACAACCTTTTGATTTTTACGGCGGCGGAGCAATTTTAAAAGTTGATAATCTGTTGGCTGAATTTCTTGATGCAGAATTAAAACTCGCAACTGGAAGCACCGATCCGCACAAACGATGCGATTCCGCCGGGTCTTTAGTCACTACAATAACGTGGACAAAATCCGGCACGGGTGTATTGTCAGGTATTACATATTATGAAAGCGCATCTCTTGGATTATGGACGGTTACTTTTTCAGATGCAACCAATTTTACAGTAACGGGATTAGGCATTAAAGATAAAGCCGGGACTACCGGAGCTGATTTTTATGATAAGACAGATGCAACGGATAGCCAGATAAAAATCCCGCTTGGCAATTGGAGCGGAACCCCGCAAGCCGATGACGTTGTTATATTTTACTCATGTCTTAATTTTGAAAACTTATCCGTTCCCGAAATAATGTATCAATTATCAGTAGCACATGCGGGAATAGATACTGATTTAATAGATATGCATGCAAGCGGAATGACATATGTTGGAAGTGGGTACGGTGATTATACATTTAACGATTTATATAAAGACATAGCTGTTACGTATAGCGAAAACATTACAATATCATTTGATTCGTTTACTACTATTGGAGAGGCCATTCTTGCCGTACAAATTAATGCGGCTATATATCTATCACAAAATGCAGATGGTAAGCTTGCACTTTTCGCACTTAATCCAGAATGGTCGGTAGGGTATTGGTCTGCTAGTGGGGCTGGTCATTATATAGATGGGACGCAATCCGCAACCTCTTTGAATTATTATAACGAAATTGTAATTAAATATGGCTTCGATTACACAACGGGAGAATATCAATATTCATATATTTATCCTGGGGCGTCAAATTATTCCTTATCAGTACTGGACAAAAAAAGAAGTGTTGAAATAGAAATGCCAGCTATTTATGATGAAGCAACAGCTGAATTATATGCAAAACGGTATTATTCATTTTGGGCTTTTGGCCCCGATATAATAAAAACAGATGCTAATATTAATGGTGCAGAGGCAAATATAGGACAGCAATCAAGAACAAGGGTCGGACGGTTTGACTCTCAATCTTTATATGGTGCATATAATAAAATAGTACGAATTGAGAGAAATTTATTAAATCCAAGCAAGGCAACTATGATATTAATGAGAATGAGAAATCCATTATTAAAAGGGTGGCAATAATGTATGAAACTTTAAGATTTGTTCATAGTGGTGGAACTACGAGTTTTTATAATGATGAAACCATAGAAATGATAGTAGACAATATTCAAAAAGTCGACAGGGTTCAAGATGTTGGCGCTACGGCTGGTTACTTTTCTGGGAATTTCAGACAGATATTTCTCGGCAATTCATACAAGAAAATTGATATTACATTTAACTTTGACGTTCCTTATGAAGA